AAACCAAGTCTCAACAACATCAAGGAGCTTTTCAAGTATCTACATGGGGGGGGGGTGCTCAAGCTCTGAGGAAGGCGCTCGGGCTTGGTGATACACTTGGCGTGCTTCCAGCAGTTAATGGCGGGACTGGCATGGATGACTTTCAAATTGTCGATACTGTGACGAATCAGACATCAGGTGACGGGGTTGCTATCAGCCCTGCTGGTGTCAAGAGCTATTTTGACAACATTAGCAAGAACGCTATTTCTGGTTCGTTCAATAATGGCACGCTCTCGCTTGCAAGTACAAACAATAACTTCACTAAGGACGGTGACGAGCTCGTCATCAAGAATGCAGGGACATACGATATCAATGTTACTGCAAACATCTTTGTGAGAAGTTCTTCTGGTGACAGAGGTGACATTTTCACGTGCGGTTACACTGTCGGCAGTGCAGAGTATCCTGTTGCGTCTATTACCATCAATGGAAGCTATGGCTCTGGTTCTACGAACGGCAATGACATTAAGTCAGTGTACTGCTCTCCAGGGACGAAGCTCGGTTATTACACCGCAAACAAGATTGGTGGTTTCGGTTCAGCAAGAGTTGACTACACGATGACGCTGTCATTTAGTATCAAGCAAGTCGTTAACTAGGCAGCTAAGGTGCTGCCGGAAAGGAAACAAATATGGCAGTATCTGACTATAATGGGAAAGAGAAAGCCTCACTTAATAACATTAAGGAGATGATCGAAAATGGTGCGTCACTTCAGCAGATTCGCGGTGCGATGGGGCTTGGCTACTCACTTGACGCTCTGGCCGCTGCAAATGGTGGAACTGGAGTGACTACACTTCAGGACGTTGCAGATGTTATTGCGGAGGCAATCAGCAACTTGCGGGTGCCTGAGTACAGCGGTTATGGAGCAGTAGTCGTCTTCAAAGACGATGAGCAAACATCAGGTACTGAAGTATTTCCTGGTGTTGTAGTTTCTAAGTCTAGCGGTTTTTCTTTTGAAAGTAACAAGTTGATTGTTGCAAGTGCTGGATTGTACAGAGTGGCTTATACAATTGAAGCAGCTTTGAAACACGGTGACATCGCAGGCATACATGGTAGTCCGGGTAGTTCGACGTATTTATCGATTGACAATGTTAAAGTTGCTTCATGTGATACTGGATATGTAAATAGCAATCAAAGCACAATTAAAGTGACGAAAGAATCTAGTTTTGATGCCTATCTGAATGCGAACTCTGAACTTTCTATAAGCAAATATGTATATGACAGCTTTGGCAATATAGAAGTTAACAGAGGGGATGGAAGTGGTTTTATCTCTGTTATCAAGTTGAATTAGGAGGAGTAATGAAACTTAATGAGACGCTTGACGTGATCAGCTACAATGCTGGTTCAACATCACTTGACTTCATTCTTGATGCAACTAAGGGTGACTCTCTTGCAGCAACTGAAGGTAAGGATCTTGAGCTCAAGGCTGGTGCTTCTACGGTTGGCATTTGGAAGGGCTGGACAATCACTGGTGTGGTTGACTATGTCAGTAAGTCTGGTGATGGCTCCAGCGTCACCTACACACGTCTTACTGCAGCTCGTCAGCTTAGTAATGATACGGCTTCTGCTATTGCTCAGCTTGAGTCAAACATGCAGCTCGTGTCTCAGAAGACTGATGACGTTATGTCTCAGGTGTCTGGCTACGATGCAAATTTTGAGGATCTCGACGAGTACTTCAAGGTGCTTGCAGGTACAGAGAACGTGAACGAGACCAAGTAGTACGAATGTTCAAGATTTTGTTTCATGATTTAGCAATACGCATTCGATGCAACGAGTTGCTAAGCATTGGGTTCAAATTCTTTAGGAGGTTATTGTGGCAATTGACAATGCAACTTTAGCAGGTCTTCGCCAGATGCGAGCCGCAACTAAGCTGACGGTCAAGGCTAATGCAGCTTCTTTTTCAGCAGACGAGATTATGTCAGTGTCTACGATGTTTGACGAGTGGGCTGTTGGAGCGGACTATAAGATTGGCGATATTGTTCGTTATGGTGGTGGTCTTTATCAAGCTCTTCAGGCTGTGACCGGCGCGCAGGCAGAGCATACACCTGACGTTGCAAGTTCGCTCTACAAGCGAATTGGTGAGCCTGATTCGTCTGGTGTGTTCCCTTGGGTGCAGCCGCTTGGTGCAACTGACGCGTACAAGATTGGCGACAAGGTTACTCACAATAGCAAGACTTGGGTGTCTAACGTTGATTCGAATGTCTGGGAGCCCGGAGTTTACGGCTGGTCTGAGTTTACAGAGTAGGTTTACAACTTGTATCAAGTGTGATATAGTGTATTCACCAAAGGAGGTGAAGATGAATTGAAGGTCGAAGAACTAAAAGGTAAGTCGACAGACGAGCTTCTTGAGATGGTCAATGATGCTGGTTTGGCATATGCGAGAAGCTATACTCGAGATGACTTGATTGAGATCCTCAAGACGCTTCCCGAGGATGACGATACTAAGTCGTACATTGACGAAGCTGATGTCGGAATGCTTGTCGCGTTTAGGACTGACAAGATGAAGGTTAAGTCGGCGAAGATTGTCAAAAAGTCTAGCAAGGACAAGAAGCTTCTTCTCGAGACGAAGTATGGAGCACAGTTTCTTGTTGACTACAATGACATTGTCTGGGTCAATACGACTGGACGTTGGCCACGTTGGGTGTTCAAGCTTATGAAAGGCTTGGAGTGTTAGAAGAAGGCAGGTGCCAGAAGATGCAAGATGGCGAGTTGAGTGTAGAAGAAGTCGTGTCAAGCTTCTACGAATTGCAGCAGCAAAAGAAGCTTGACGACAAGGCGTTCAATGACGAGAAGCAAGAGTTCACGAAGCGAATGGACGAAGCTTTCTCATCAAAGAAGCTTTCTGGTTCTAGCAGCTTTACTGTCGTTGTTGGATATGACGACGAGAATGGTACTCGAGCTACCGGCGGAGAGTACAAGGTGACGAAAGTCTCTCGTCGCAAGGTAGTGTTCAACGCAAAGAAGCTGAAGAACAAGATCGGCAAGGAAAAGTTCAATAAGGTGTCGGAGACTCAGTGGAACTGCTTCGACATAGGCGGCCTTGCAAGGTACGTCAAGTCTCTAGGCGGAGAGTTCGATGTGTTTAAGTCGTTCTTCAACGTTACGCAAGTCGTTGATGACAAAGCAATCGATAAGCTCAGTGAAACTGGAGAGATCACAGCTGAAGACATTGAGGGTTGCTATTCAGTCAACGAAAGCAAGCCTTGGTACAAGGTCTCGTTCAAGGCGGCAGAGGACGATGAAGAATGATTCACTCTCAGATGGGGAGAAGCTAGCAAGAGTGCTTCTTCATTATGGTTTGATTGAGTCAGTTGAGTCTAATCGAATGAAGATAATGTGTCCATTCCATGGCGACAAGAATCCTAGCATGTCAGTCAACTTTGATGAAGGCTTCTTCTATTGTTTCGGTTGCGGTGAACATGGAGATGCAGAAAAGTTTGTCAAGAAGATTGAGAAGCAAGAACGCGACTTGAATGACCTTGCTGCATTGAAGGTTTATGGTAGCATCATAAAAGGTGCAGTTGACTGTGTGAAGCTTGTACGAGATGTGCAACCAGAAGCAACCAGAAGCTCTCAGAAGCTACTTTATGATCAAGCCTATGATACATACCATGGTTTGAAGAAGGTGTCTTGGATGTCTTCTGAGGAGCCGGAAGTTGTCAATGCAAGGGAATACATGGAGCGTAGAGGTTTTACGCCGGATACGCTTTCTGCGGCAGGAGCCAAAGTCACCTACAGGAAGAACTATCAATTGATATTTCCGATGCGTGACAATGGCATCTTCAAAGGCTGGGTCTGCAGGACTATGATCAAGGAGATCGAGGAGCGCCGAAAGTACTTGTACAATAAGGGGTTTTCGAGGGCGACGACGCTTGTCGGTGACTACGGTCCGAAGAAGTTCAAAGGCGTTAAGTCGAAGTACGTGATAGTCGTTGAAGGCTACATGGACAGGTTGAAGTTCATACAATGCGGCATTGACAACGTAGTCGCGATACTTGGTTGGAAGATGTCAAGTCAGCAGATTAAGAAGCTAAAGGACGAAGGCATAAATGTCGTAGTCAGTGCTTTGGACAATGATGAACCAGGTCGCAAGGGGACGAAGTTCTTGAGTGAGCATTTTACGACAATTCGATGGTGCTACCTCAAAGGACTTAAAGATCCAGGTGACATGGATCAGTCAACTTGCAACAAGATGTACAAGAGGACGAAGCAAAAGCTTCGTGAGGCATTTAAGAAAGGATGCTAGAATGAGTGGACTTCTCAGCAAGATCAAGAACGATGTTGTTCGTTCGGGGTCGAACAAGTCAAAGATCATCTACTTCAGGGAGGGCGAGAAGAAGCGCATCCGCTTTCTTCAGGACATGGATGACGGCATGGAAGTCGTGATGCATGACAGTTTTGAGAAGGGCATCACTGTTCTTTGTCGCGAGACGTTCGGCAAAGATTGTGAGTATTGCGAGGACGACGATCTTCGTACTCGTTCCAACTATTGCTGGTCTGTCTACGACTACGATGATAATGAAGTCAAACTGTTCATGTTTGCAGTGAATCGTTGTAGTCCGATTCCGCCTCTGATGGCGATGTACGAAAACTATGGTACGCTTCTTGATCGCGACTATGTCATTACGGTGCAAGGTAAGCAGATCAATAAGACGTACAGCATCATCCCGATGGACAAAGCGAAGTTTCGCAATCAGAAGGCGAAGCCGTTTAGTGAGAAGAAGATGCTTGACATCCTTCTTAAGGCATGGCCGTATCCTAACGATTCCGAAGACGACGACGAGTACGACGAGCCGAAGCATAAGGCAAAGCGTCCTCAGCAGGTTGAAGACGAAGACTACGATGACGACTACGATGATTCGTGGGGCGATGATGAAGACGAGAAGCAGGACTACAGTAGCATGAGTCCTCTTGAGCTCTTCAAGCTTTGTAAGGAGCGTGGCATCGAAGCAATGAAGAAGAAGCCTCAAAAGTACTACATCAACCTTCTTGAGGAGGATGACAAGGCAAATGACGACTGGGGCGACGATGATGAAGACGACGAGTGGGAGGACGAGTAAGATGGAGCCGGATTATGACTTCATTCGGTTGTTCGAAGCTCAGAAGCTCAATCAAGTCTTCCTTCTGAACGATGGCAAGTACAGAGATTTTACTGATCGTGAAGATGCGGAGCCAGTGGACGATCCAAAGCTTTGTAGTTATCACATTCAGCAGCTTATGTCTGAGATCGGAGAGGTTCTTGAAGCCGATAAGCGATGGAAGAACTTCCGTAATGACAAGTACGACAAGGATGCAAAGGCAGACGAGATTGCAGATTGCTTCATTGTATTGATGAACATCGCGATGTTCTCTGGAATGTCTGCATCAGAGTTGTATGACACTGTCTCAGCTAAGATCGGAACAGTTTCAGAGCGAATTCGCAAATGCTAGACATGGGGAGCTTCGGCTCCCCTTCGTCGTATGAAAGGCGAGAAAGATGGCGATCATAGTAGTCGAGGGAATCGACAGGGTTGGTAAGACGACAATTGCGAACATGATACGAGACAACATGGATGTCGAGCCGCATCTGAAATTCAGTTTGTTCAAGCATGATGAGTCGTTTATAAGCTATAATCAGATGGACAGTGATAACGAAGCAGATAAGATGTCACAGCTTCTTACGATTGCAGACACATTCGGCAACAACGTCATATTCGATCGTTTCCATCTGTCAGATTTTGTCTATGGAGTTGTCAATCGCGGCTACAAGTTCAGCAAGGCTTATAGCAATATGCAGTCGATTGACATTATGCTTTCTGAGATGCGGTCCATACTGGTATATGTCAGGCCAGTCGACTTGAAGCGTTCTTCCAATGAGCATGGCAGCAGCCTGGAGATGCATCATCGTCTGATGGAAGCAGCATTCGAAGACAGCTTCATGAACAAGATTGCGGTTGATTACAGTGTCGTCGAAGACGATGGTTACTTCAATTGTATGATTGACAACATTCGTGCGTGCATCAAAGGATACTGACATGATTGGGATATACATCGGCGGGTCAATGGCTAGTTCAAATTCGAATGTCATTAGTTACTTCTTACGGCATGTGCCAAGCTTTTTGGACGATGAAGTCGTGTTTATTGACAAGTTCAAGATTAACAAAGCCGAGCGTCATTGCTCATGTGAAGTTGTCAAGTATGATGGCAAGCAGTTTTTGGATACGACTCAAGATTGGAAGTCATATGACGAGCATGCAAAGAAGTTTTTGGCTGACAACGGGATCGATAAGTTGATCATGCTTAAGCTTCCGTACTCGAATGGTTTTATGAACGACGACGACAGGACGCTTCGAAGCTTTATAAGCTCAGACAACGGCAAAATTGGCATGAGCTTCGTTAGCATCAGGAATCAGCTTGAAGCATTTGCTTTTGCAAGAGCAGCAGCAGAAGTCTGTGACTACGTTTACCAGTACGTGATTGATCCAAACGAGGTGACGCTTGGCGATTACTTCAAGTTTAAGAACTTCGAGAAGTTATACTACCTCGATCGATCTGGCTGCAAGTTTGCCCCTTACTGGTGTTACGGTCTTGTCAATGACGATGGCGTCGTAAGCTCTGAGAAGACAGACGACTTTATGTTCTATTGTACGGCCGAAGGCGACAATAGAAAGTGGCTTCGAGACATTGCAGACGATGTCGAAAACAATTGCAGTCTTGACATCAACATCATTCGCAAAGGTTCTAGGAAGAAAGTGACGAAGCGCAAGGTCGTAGGTCAGGAGCTGTACTTCTTCTTGCTTGGGTCTGCCAGGTTTACAGCAGTTGTTCCGTCTTACTGCCCGACTACGTTCAGCTGGATGCGGTTCATGGAAGCTGTGTATTGTGGTTGCTTGCCTTTGGTCTTTGAAAGTTGTGACTTGACTGAAGTTCGCAGTACATTTCCAGACGTTTGTGGTATAATCGAATCGTCACTGTTAGTGAAAGACTTCTATGACTGTGAGCGAATTGTCAAGCAGATGTCGGAGAGTGAACGAGAATCGATCATTTGCGACATAGCAGCTTGTGACTCGCTTGAGGTCGTAACGGACATCGAGAGCATAAGAAAGCAGTGGGCAAAGATAGGAGGTTTTGATGAAGATCGGATATAGTTACTGGGGATATCTTGGTGACATGAAGTTTGCAGATGATGGCATGCTTGCAAGTACTCCAGATGGCAACGCGTTTTATTCGTGGTCGATCATTCACGAGCTTCAAGAGCGAGGTCATGAGGTGTATCAGATGATGCCTGATCGTGACTTCAATGGAAGCATGATTCTTGGCAACGACATCTTGTTCAAGTCTTGGGCAAAGGACAAGCGAAAGTCTGCGTATGAGAACATGACCAAGATGTTTATGACAAAGGGTGTCGAGAAGCTTGATGAGTCCCAAGTCTTCATGGGATGGGATGAGGAATGTTGTTGGGGGCTTGACGTTGTTCTTCATGAATGGAGAATGGAGATCCCTGGTCGCAACACCGAAGACGCAAGAGGAACTGATGGCTGGCAGCCTGACTTGTTCTTTCAGGATTGTCTGATCAATTATTGCATCAAGCATGGCATCAAGATGGTGATCTTTGATCTTGACTACAAGTTGTCTGAGGAGAAGGTCAATGAGCTTCTTAGCCGTTGTCTCAAGCTAAAGGTGTTCGAGCTTGGCATGAAATGGAGTGGGAAAGACTGGGCAAAGAAGGTCTACATTCCATTTGATTTTAAGTCAATCTACGAGTTCAAGCCAAAGTCTTTCGTCAATGACAAGCTCGTGTACGTTGGTAATCGTTACGAACGTGATTGGTGCATTGACAAGTATATTCCGCAGGACATGGACGGTGTTGCAGTCTACGGCAACTGGGATGAAGGGGGCAGAGACTCAAAGGAGCGTTGGCCTAGGATCGATTTTCGTCGTCGACTTCAGACTTGCGAGATGCGAGATGTCTACTCCGCTTCTGCATCGACGATTCTACTTGCAAAGCATGACTATTGTGAGTATCATTTCATGACGGCGAGACTTATCGAAGCTGTCTTCTACTGCTCCGTTCCTCTGTTCATCGAGGAGTACGGGGAGGAGACGATCGAGGAGTTTGCTGGGAGTTATGCAAAATGGTTGACAGTTCACAGTGTTGATGACGTCGTGAAGAAGTCCGAGGAGTTGTTTACAAACTATACGATGAGGGTTACAATACTAAACAACATTCGTGAACATCTTCGGAAGTTTATGGATGTCAAGTTCTTTGTCGATGAGCTGCTGAGTTGCTAGGAGGTAATTATGCACTTCAATGAGTTCTTTGAAGCGAATGATGCAGACGAGGCGTTCGAGCATTGGTGGTACAAGCTGTCAAGCTACATGCCGAATGACGTGTTCGAGTCTCGTGATGGAAACGTTGTCGACGAGATCATCAATGCAGTAACTGTGATCAAGGATCCGACTCGCTGCATTATGAAGAACAAGATTAGAAAGATGCCGATGCGTTATGCGGTCGGTGAACTTCTTTGGTATCTGTCTGGTAACAACGACTTGAAGTCGATTCAGATGTTTACGAAGGCATGGGATCGCATGAGCGATGACGGCGAGACGGTCAATTCGAATTACGGTTATTGTTTGATGGACAAGTTCGGGTTCAACCAGATTGAGCAAGCTTTGACGCAGCTTAGTGACAATCCTCGGTCACGGCAGGTCGTGCTTCACATTAAGGAAGCTCGGAATTTGATTGACAATCCAACGAAGGACTTGAATTGCACAGTCTGTCTTCAGCTGTTCATCCGAGACGGTAAGCTGTATATGACGACGTATATGAGGTCGAATGACCTTTGGATGGGCTTTCCATACGACGTCTTTCAGTTTATGTGTCTTCAGATTCTTCTCGCAATGAGGTTGCATGTCGATGTTGGTACGTACACGCACATTGCCGGTTCTCTTCATCTTTATGAGCGAGACTACGAGAAGGGGATGGAGAATTGTCGTCAAGCCGACTTTGAGAAGGTTGAGGGCTAAGCATGTTTGATCTTCATCGACATGATGAGTACTCGACATTTGACGGCTACGGCAAGGCGACGGAGCTTGCTGCTTTGGCAAAGTCATATGGGTACAAGTCGCTTTGCACGACGAATCACGGTAACACGAACGGTTTGATCCAGACATACCAAGCGTGCAAAGTCGAAGGACTTAAAGCAATCCTTGGAGTTGAAGGATATTGTTTGCCAAAGTGGAAGCCGCAGACAAGAGGCTTTCATCTCATTCTGATCGCAAAGAACTTGACTGGGTACGGCAACATGAATCGCATTCAGTTCGAGGGCGAGAAGCAGAAGTACTACAATCCGATCTGGGATCTAGAGCTTCTCGAGAAATACCACGAAGGTCTTATCTGTACGACGGCATGCGTTGCGAGTTATTCTTCTCAGGCAATCATTCGTGGCAATGTGAAGCAGGCAGAGAAGTTCATTTCGAAGTTGTATGACATATTCGAAGACGATCTGTATGTAGAGATTCAGCCGTACAAGATCAGTGATCCTGGCATTCAGGAGAAGGTGAATGTCGAACTGATCAAGCTGTCTGAGAAGAATGGATGGAAGATGATTCTGACGTCCGACTCTCATCGCGGTGCAAAGGACGACATGCCGTCGTACGTTAAGATGCATGAGATTGCTGGGCATAACATCGATCATATCGTTGATACGTATGAGGAGCGGTACATGCCGGCTCCTGATGAAATGAGGAAACGATTCTTCAAGATGCATAGGAGTGACTTCGGAGACGAGAAGACAAAACATCTTGCGAAGCAGATGTACAAGAACTTGGACGAGATAGAAGACAAGTGTGAGTCAGACTATCTTGACGAGCTTCCGTTGACATTGCCAAGCTTCGGTGGATCTGAAGAGAAGTCGAAGAAGATGCTTCGCAAGGCAGTGAAGGACGGTCTGAAGAAGCGTGGCAAGCTTAAGAGTGACTACGTAGATCGTTGCAAAGAAGAACTCGAAGTCATTGAGTTTCATGACTTTGCAGACTACTTTCTGATGGTTGCTGACTACACCAACTGGGCTAAGGAGCAGGGCATCATTGTTGGACCAGGTCGTGGCTCTGTTTGCAACTCACTTGTCGCGTATGCACTTGGCATCACTGAGGTCGATAGTTTGTTCTTCGGTCTGGACTTTCGAAGGTTCCTTCGCAAAGACAAGAAGTCATTTCCTGATATCGATCTTGACTTTGAGACTTCTCGTCGTCATGAGGTTATCGAATATCTCTGCACAAAGTACGAAGGGCATGCAGCTCGCATCTGTTCGTATGGTTTGTACAAAGTTGATAATCTTTTGAATGATCTTGCAAAGACTTGCGGTCTTGTCATTGAAGATGAAAATGGGAAGCAGAAGATCAACAAGAGTGAGTTGTCTGCAATAAAGTCGCTTGCTAACAAGTACATCGATGATGGTGCGGCAATTGATGCGGAAGGTCTTCTGTCGGATCCAGATGCTGTTGTCTACAATCGGTTGTATGACAACATCCTTCTTCACTTCACGAAGCTTTACAAGAAGGTGCGGTTCATCGGTACTCACGCAGCAGGAGTTGCAATAACAGGTGGAAACCTTCTTGACTACGTCGCATTGCGAGTTGACAAAAGCGGAGACGTCTTCACTGCTTATGACCTTGAAGACATCGAGTCTATCAACGTCATCAAGTTCGACATTCTTGGACTTAAGACGATGGAGTCGATCGGTGATCTTCGTAGATCGACAGGTGTGACAGTAGACTACACGGAAGTTGTAGACGACGAGAGGATCCTCGAGAATTTCAGGACTCAGAACTGTGACGGTGTGTTTCAGTTTGAACGTCAGGCAGCACGAGACATCTTGACGAAGATCAACTGTGACTCTTTCAATGATGTCGTTGCTGCATCTGCAATGAACCGTCCAGGTCCGTTGAGCTTGCATCAACCAGACATGTATGCAGAGAACAAGTACCATGTTGACGAAGCAAAGCAGTTGTACTACTACAACGAGACGTCTGAGTCATATGGCACCATCATCTTTCAGGAACAGGTTCAGAGGATATGCGTCAACATTGCAGGTATGAGTTGGCAAGACGCAGACAAGGTCATGAAGATGATGAAGGGCGGTCACATGACAGAATCCGCTCAGCGAATCTACAATCAGAACAGAGCCGAACTGTTTGAGAAGTTCATCAGCGGAGCAGTTGCCAACGGTTACCCTGAAGACGAGTCGAAAGACTTGTTCGAAAGGATGACGACATACACCTTCAACAAAGGCCATGCGACTGGCTATTCGTTGATCTCTGTCGAGGAGATGTTCTACAAGGTGTACTTCCCGAACGAATACTGGTTCGCAAAGCTAAAGTACGCGAAGACAGATCAGGAGCGTTGGAAGTTCTGTGAGAAGGCAGTCAAGGACGGATCAGTGTTGTTCTTGGCACACGTCAACTACTCGCAGGTGAAGACTAGCTTGAGGAAGGTCGAAGGCGAGCACGTCATTCAGACTGGCTTATCTGACATTAACGGAGTCGGGGAGAAGGCGGCTCAAGCTATCATCGACGAACGAAAGGCTCATGGGGTGTTCAGGAACTTCGATGACTTCTATGATCGATGCAAGTCGAGGTTGGTGACGTCTCGTGTCATTGACATCCTCAAGCAAGATGGAGCTCTCGAGTTCAAGAAGCGAGTATATGTCGACCGTGTGACTAAATACAACTCGTCACTTTACTCGCGTAATTGACGATGGTTTTCAGAAGCTTTCAGATGCCACTAGAAGGTCACTTGTGATCTAATTGGTATATTCATTCACATTGGCATTCAATGGGGCCTTAGATGTCATCTGATTAGTTCAAAGTCGTGATGTACTTTGTGAGAAACTTGTTATACAATTGAACAAACACAGGGAACTAGAAGTACCTGTGGTAGATAGAAAGGGTCTAGAATGGCTGAGAAGCGAGTTTGCAGTATCTGTGGCATGGAGTTCACCGGCTATGGCAACAATGCAGAGCCAATCAATGATGGCATCTGCTGCGACGAGTGCAATATTGGGGCAGTGATTCCTCGTCGTATGGCAGAGCACTTCGGTGCAAGTCTCGAGGAGTTTGGCAAGGCAGCGGATGACGCCAATGACTACAATGCAGACGGAGCCGAGCAAAAGGGCAAATGCATTGACTTCATCATCGAGTTTGAGAGCATCAAGAACTGGATGGTTGTTGAAGACATGAAGCTCCGTATGAGCTACTCCGGGACTGAATGTGAGGAGAAACGCGACAAGCTGCTAGAGAAGACTGCGAAGAAACTTGTTGATCTTGCAAAACGTAAGCTTGACGACAAGATGCTTCAATGTCTGTTGTATGACTTCATGGAGTATGTTGGTGATGACGTCGAATTGATCGTTCGGCTCTATATGGAGGTGACTGGGAAGATCCCCGTCATTCTAAAGCTTTAGAAGCACCAGATGGAGGGGTTCGGAGACGGGCCCCTTTTGCTGTTTGAAAGGAAGGCAGATGCCAAAGACAGACAAAGCCAAGATCATGCAACTGTGCAATGACATCAACAAGCGTGATGGCGAGGGGACGATCTACTCGATCGGCTCTAAGCATGCAAACTTGGCAATCAATCGTTGGTCTACTGGAATCGAGGACTTAGATGCAATCATCGGTGGCGGAATGCCTGAAGGTCGAGTCGTTGAGATCTACGGCCCTGAGTCTTCTGGAAAGACTACGCTTATGTATCACCTCTGTGGCAGACATGATCTCGCACTTGATATTCCGATTGAAGGAACTTTTGACGCAGATCGTGCAAAAGTTTTCGGCAATCGCCCAAAGCAACTGCTCATCTACCGTGCACGATACGGCGAGGATGCGCTCAACAAGACGATTAAGTTCGCACGAGCAGGCATACCTCTCATCGGTATCGATTCCGTACCGTCGATGGTTCCGAAGGAAGACGCCGAGAAGGTATTAAAGTCGGCCGACCGTGACAGCATCGAGGAGCAGCGCATCGGTGGTACAGCTCGACTGCTTAATAAGTACTTGCCAGTCATCGAGGAGATTATCGAGACGACAGGCACGACTTTGATCTTTGTCAATCAGGTGCGTGACAAGATGAATGCGATGCTGTTTGGAGAGAAGACAGACACGCCTGGCGGTAGGAAGCTAAAGCATAGCTGTAGTCTTCGTATCCAGGTCGCACGTCGTGCATGGATCGAGATCCCGAACAAGAACCCGCATTCGACTGCGAAGTCTGAGAAAGTCGGACTGATCATGAAGTGCAAGGTGACGAAGTCAAAGGTCTGCAACCCGATGGGAGAGTGCGAGATACCGTTGTTCTTTGACAGAGGGTTCGTCTCCTATGATGACGTTGCAGACATTCGCAAGGAGCTTATGAAGAAGCGAGCGGAGGAATTCGGCAAGCGAGTCTCCAAGAAGGATATGGAGGAGTTCGATGACTAACGAAAATCAACCGGTTGACATGGTCTGCCAGCCACCGCATTACAAACAGCATGCAATGGAGTGCATTGACGAGATGGTCGAAGTGTTCGGTCCGTATGACGTCATGGCATACTGTCGTTGCAATGCATGGAAGTATCGCTATCGTGCTCCTTACAAGGGGAAGCCTGAAGAGGACAACGAGAAGGCTGACTGGTACATTCAGAAGCTAAAGGAGCTATCACGTTCGGTAAAGCTTGGCGGTGCAGAATGTACGCTCTGAAGATCCCGAACTTCAACTTGCAGCATATCTACGATTCGTTCCAAGACGTCTCGATTAGACGCATCTTCGGGTTTGAGAGGCATGGCTTCATGTTCTTCCTCAAAGACAAGATGCTGAAGGTCGAGCAGATCGATGATCGCTGTTTGTTCTCCTGCACAGACAATGACTTCTATGACTTGTGGTTCGACTTCTTTGACCTCTCGACTGACTACTCGGAGTTGAACGGAATAGCTCGCAAGTCAAGGTCTGACATAAGCATCGCAGCTAGGCAAGGGCATGGCTTGCATCTGCTTCGTCAAGACCCGTTCGAGTGCCTGCTGAAAGAAGTGCTGTTTGACGGGCGCAGTCCAAAACAGGCAAGGGAATCTCTTGAACTTGTCTGTGAAGCTTCGACTGAGCAGTGCGGGAAGACGTTGAAGGGGTACGGTCATCTTAGGTGGCATCCATTGCCAGACCCAGATCAATTAGAAAGCTCACTGGAGCTACTAGATTGGTTCTGTGACTCCGAGACCGTCAATAGGTGTGTATCTATTGTCGAGTGGTCAAAGTGTCACAGAGAGCTTCTGGTTAATCCAGAGGGCCATTCAGAAGATGAGGTCAACACTGAGCTCCTTAAGCTCGGACTTTCTCAGCACAAGGTCGACAGGATAAAAGCTTATGGATGGCACATCCATTCTGTTGACGTAACAAGCAAGAAGCAAGAGCGATCGATTGAAAGGCAGACTGGAGTCGACGTAAAGACGCTTGTCGAGTTCGAATTCGGAGACTATGCAGCAAAAGCAGCATATGCAGGCACGCTACTTGCAAGAGACCAAGCTGCGAAGAACAGGAAGGGAAAGTAGGATGGGGATCGTCCAAGACATAAAGAAGCAGGCATCAAAAAACGGGACTGTCATTCAGAGTTCTGAAGCTCAGAAGCTATGGACAATCTTGAACAAGGCATTCTATCTTCCGCATGACATCGAGAACGAAACGAAGTTCATCAACATGGTCATGACTCGCGGTGCGGATTCTCAGGAGCGTGTCGGTCTTCATGCTTCTTCGATGTTGACGAGCGACAAAGCTTTTTGCTGCCGCTTTCAGGTTCTGTCTCTACTGTACAAGCAGGTACAGAAGGAAGGTGTGCAGGTGTCTCTGCTTAGGATATTTGAAGAGGGCAACGCCATCCATGAGAAGTGGCAGAGGATGTTCATTCGTGCAGGATGGTCGACATGGGACCAGCTAGACTTCACGCAGTTCGCAGAGCAGTACAAGATGTCGTTCACGCCAGACATCATCTGCAGCATCCCGGAGTTCTATGACGGTCAGATGATCGGCGAGATAAAGTCGGTGAACACGTTTCAGTACAAGAGGATGACAAAGCATCCGTCAGCATGGAAGCAGTGTCAGTGGTATATGCATCTGACTGGTCTAAAGAAGGGCTTCGTACTATGCGAGGACAAGAACAATCAGGAGTTCAAGCTCGAGGTGTACGACTACGATCCTGATGCAGTCGCTCCGTTCATCGACCGTGCAGAAGAAGTCATATACCGTTACAATCGTGTAGTCAATGACCACAAGATGGTCGGTCGTCCGACTGATGCGACTTCTCCTAGCTGCAAGCGATGCATCGACTGTGCAATGAAAGATGCTTGTTGGAACATCGGCATGGGTAGGGTGAAGATCAGTGGCTGACAAGCGTGTCGAGGTAGAAGACGACTTGGTCTTCTTGGCTTCTGACTTGTCGATGGCATCAAGACAGTTCAACGCGATGAAGCCTTATGGCAAGAAGAAGCTGCTGTACAAGAAGTTCAGCGGTATGGGCAGGGCAGACGTGAAGAAGTCTCTCCTGTCTTGTTGTCTGAAGATGCTATACAAAGTCTGCTTCCTCTGCTATGTCTCCGGGATAGACGACATAAAGATGAAGCGTGTCGTAGACAGGGCTTCAGCAGATGGTACCAAATACAATATGGGGATCCATTAGGGACTATGTCTTCTAAGGGGATCCAGATGGCATGTAAGGCCCCACTAGCCATTCACCAATATGTATTCCCATCCAATGAATTCAAATGACTTCTAGGGGCCTCAGAATCATTCAGAAGGGTATTCTTGAATTGGCAAGAGTATGTCCAATGACAGGTTCATTCAAGCTCTACTCAGATTGTCTTGAATGCGACATCAGACGTGAGTGCAAGATTGGAGAGGTGCGACGGAAGAAGCAGGAAGAAGGTGATGCCGATGGAAAAGAAGTTCAAGCAGGTTGTCATAGGGGTGGACCAGTCATACAAGCGGACTGGAATAAGCATAGCTGCTGACGGAAAACTGCTGCATGTCTGCTCAGTCGACTTATCTGACAGTGACGACAAGACGTGGAAGAGGCAAGAAGTTCAAAGACGCGTGGAGAATGCATGCCTGCTTGCAGATGCAAGGTCAAAAAAGAAGCCGGTCCTGGTGCTAGAACGTATCAGGATGTTCAGCCAGCAGTTCGTCAGCATCCCGTACATCAAGCAGATGGGAGCAATGAACGCTTACATCATCGACAAGGCTTGGAGTGTCGGGATAGAGACGTATTCTGTTGACACAAGGGCATGGAAAGCAGGAGTTCTGGGCACGTCTAAGCATGCATGCAATGACTTCGGTGTTCCTCCGGAGAAGTGGCCATGTGTGAACTGGGTCATCAGGTCTGGGTTCGAGAAGTCAATCAAGCTTCCTGTTTCTGGACGCCGTCAGAAGGGCACGTTCACTGACGAGAACGGCAAGAAGTGGGAATACGACAATGATGCATGTGACTCTGCAGGAATTGCCATGTCATGGTTCTTCTGTGATCCGTCTAAGTTCGAAAGGGAGTTCTGATGTACTACGATGTAAATCTTTCAAACGGGACTGACGAACATGATGTAAAGATCCAGGCGAGGTCAATGGAGGTGTTGATCGACAAGTTGGAACCATTGATGGAGGAGCTAGACTGCAATGTCGCAGACGCCTGGTACTCGGAAGGGAGCAAACATGCTGGGAAGCACGTCTTGCATTACGAGCTCTGAAGGCGTCAAGATCTCCGTCGCATACGCGTAATGCGTCGCACGTGTCGTATCGCGCAAGGTGCACGCGCGGTTAAAGCTTATAACTATAGCAATATAAGAACCAAAGAGCTACAACTTCCATTGTTTCTAGTTTACAAACAATCGTTGTGGTGTTACAATGAAAACAACAGGAAGCAATAAAGCTTCAGTCGCTAGGAGGCAGTAATGATCGAGAAGCAGAAGACGGTCAACGGGAAGAAACTTTGGAACGTGGAGTTCAGATCAATCCATGAGTTCGAGGAGTTCATAACAAAGCAGCCGTTCAATGCTGCTTTCTCGAAACACGACAAGGCAAGCATCTACGGTTCGAAGAGCTTCACCGAGACTGAATCGTTCGAGGAAGCAATCAAACTGCTTCATTCTGGCTGGCAGGAAAAAGCCAAGGAGTTGACTCAGAAGTTCAAGGCAGTCGAACGAGACATGGCTCCAGTGTTGAAGCAGCAGCAAGTTGTCGGTGTTGCTGGTTACCAGCCAATAGTCCCGTTGTTTCTGGCAGGACAGCCTGCATGCATGGTCGGTTCAAAGATGCAACCGGTAAAGCAGAAGGTCGTGACGGTGGTGAAGTCGATCAGCTATCCTGGCAGGATCCGTTCGGACCAATGGACAGAGCAGGGGCTGAAGGCTCTGGCAATCGTAAAGAAGTTGGAACAGAATGGCTACAGGGTCAACGTTGACATCATCGACGGTGCGACTGACTACAGCAACGTCGGGTTCAGCTGCAGGGTCAGGGTCAAGAACGCGTCTGAGAGGTTGAATGTTTCGAAGTTAGCTTTCACGCTCTGCAACCCGTCGATTGAACGTCGTTTGATGTTTAGATTCGAAGAGGTCTACGAGCACATCACCTATGGTTTCGTAGGTTGCTATGGCAAGGTGCTTAAAGCAGCCGACGTCAAGCAAATCATTGACAGCAAGCGTGAGGTAATGATTCCAGCCTGGGTGAACGGAGACATCAACAAGATCAAGAAGTTGGAAGACGTCGAAAGGCTAGGAAACTGGATCTGAAAGTTCCTGAAAGTTCTAGTGTCAGTCTTCATTCTGTTGTGATAAAATGGAATCACGGGGAGGAAAAGAAGAAACCCCGTAGTTTCCAGAAGGAGGACACGATGCAAGAGGAGCTCAAGCCTGTGGCATTCGAGGTCAAGAAGATCGAGAAGGCGAACAAACCAGGGTGTGTGGTTGCGCACGTTAAGTTCAACAGCAGCGACACGGTGTACACCTACGTGAGGAAGTATCACCGAAGCAACGTGCTCAGCAAGTCGCTCTCGATCGTCATTGATGGTTGCGAGGTTTCTTTCAGGGACTTCGATCCAGGTTGCGACACCGCAAACGTGACTAGCATCTATCGCATCTACAATACAAAGGGCACCAAGAAGCTTTCGACTGAGAACCAAGGCAGTAAGAAGCCGGTAATTGACTTCACGGCAGACGTCGTCGAGAAGCCGAAGGACGTCATTCAAAAAGTCGCCAGGCAGTCAATCTTTCCCGAAGTTGACTGTGACAATCCGGTCAAGCATTCAAAGTACGAGACGATCATGACTTGCATGACTTGTGGCATACCGGTTTACCTTGCAGGTCCTGCAGGTTCAGGAAAGAACTTCACTGTCGAGCAGATCGCCAATGAACTCGGCTGGGACTTCTACTTCTCCAATTCGGTGCAGCAGGAGTACAAGTTGACTGGTTTCATCGATGCAGGCGGTGACTTCCACGAGACGGAGTTCTACAAGGCATGCACGTCAGAGAACGAGTCGGTGTTCTTTCTCGACGAGATAGATGCTTCTATTCCAGAAGTTCTGGTGCTACTGAATGCAGCAATTGCAAACGGGTACTTCGAGTTCCCGACTGGTCGAGTTGATCTCAAGAACGTTCACTTCGTTGCAGCAGGCAACACGGTCGGCTCTGGATCCGATGAGATGTACACTGGTCGTATGGTCATCGATCAGGCAACGCTGGATCGTTTCGCGATCATTGAGTTCGGATACGACACCGGCATCGAGATGCTCATGGCGGAGAATGATGATGACCTTGTGGACTTCATTCACAGTCTTCGTAAGTCAGCAGAGGACAACGGAATCAGGGCAACGTTCTCGTATCGTTGCATCACCATGGCAAAGAAGCTTGAGAACGCCGGAATGTCGTTAGACGAGGTCATCAAGATCGCAGTGGTCAAGGGTCTCGACAAGGACACGATCAACACCTTATGGGTGAAGGCAGTGCACTACGACAACAGGTTCGTCGAGGCTTTCAACAAGGTCAAGGCAGCATAGTAACATATGGCTATCACGTGGATGGCTCCCAGAGGTTACCAGATTCAATCTGAAGCCTTTGGGAGCCGTCACTGGTATAATCAATCATTGAGAATGAGAGAATGTCTTAGAAAGGGTCTGGTGAGTTCAGATGATAACACGAGATGATCTAAAACAACGTGTCTATGATGGTCAGGACTGTGTTGAGTTCATGTTGAAGTTCTCAGACAAGGATCTGGGGATGGAGACGAGGTGCTACTTCCAGCGCAAGATGGAGGAGCCGACGAACTGGAACTTTCATTGCTATGTCGATGACGGCATGCACGAGAAGCGGTACTACGACTTTTGGTACGAGGTGCCGAGCAAGTCAATCAAGCTAGAGCTCGTCGCAGCAGCTGGGTTGATGAGGTTCAATCAGATCCTCGAGCAGGAAGTACAGGCGAAGCAGGTTCTTTCGACTCTGATCTTCGGTGCAGTTCAGGGGATGTAGAAATGGTAAAGCGTTCTGGCAAGTTCTACTATAAGAATGAACGTGAGACGATGGAGCGCCTTGGGATGCAACAAGTTCCTGGTTCTGGAAACGGCTGGGTGGCGAAGGAAGACGGAGAGAATGACAACGTACTATGTCAGTTGAAGTCGACCGACTCGATGTCGTACAGAGTAGGGCTGAAAGATATCAACGCGCTTCTGCATAATGCATCAGTAACGCACAAAGTACCGGTGTTCGCAGTGCAGTTTCTGCAGACAGATGACTTGTTTCTGTTAGTTCGTCCGATTGATGTGCCGGAGTTGGCGAAGTACATCGAGACTGGAGTCAATGAGCGGTCTGAAGACGACGACATCATCTGTTCTGAGGCTAAAGCAGAAAGTAGCTTGAAGCCTCCAGTCGTCAGGTCGTCAAAGTCGGCCAGAGAGCGATTCAATTCGGAGAATGATAAGAAGTGGAAGAAGAAGGAGAGGTCAGCGATATGATCGTCAAAGTGAAAGAGGTCGTCAAGTACGGCGGCCACAATTTGTCAGCAAACGGGTCTGTCAATCTGACTCTGAATGCCAGCTACTCGGAGCTTGTCAATTCGATACAGGTTTCGCAGATGCTGAACAATGATGTAAGCATCAAAGCGAAGCTTCCTGGCAAGAAAGCGATGATGCTTGGTTCGTTCAGAGTCAATCATATCGACATTTTCGATGACGGCACGTCTCGTCTGAAGTTCAGAGGCATCAGCGACTATATCGAGATGGACAATCTGAACAACTTGCCTCTGCGAGATGAAGACGTTTCCGAGTTCCAAGTGTTGATCGAGGCAGACATTGAGGTTGAAGACGGTGGTGATGGCAATGACGGCGATTCAGACTAAGGGTTCAGGTAAGGCTGAGTACAAACAGTTGTCGAAGGCGATGGTAACGAAGAATCGCAACATCGTCATCTCTGAGTGTTCGAAGGGCGGCTTCACCATTGCTCAGCAGCTTGTCGTCTCTGATGATCAAAACGAAGTCTCGGTGTTCATGAAGGGTGCGATGCACATTCACGACTTTACAGCGCTTGTAGCAATTCGTGATGCATTAGACGAAGCTATTGGAGCTGTCATTGAAGAGGAAGAGAGCAATTGTCCCGAGGACGATGTAAACTGGGACGAATAGTAGATTGTCAGTTTACATCGTCGAAGATTGATGATAAAATGATATAAACCACAGGAGTGGTTGAGAAGCCGCAAAGATGGAGGCGGCAAGAAGAATGAAAGGAGACCATCATGGCACAAAGCTATACTCTCGGTGAAGCCGCCAAGATCCTGGCGGAGGGCAAGGACTTCGAAGCGGTTGGCGACCTGCATCGTCGCTTCCCGATCTTCACTCACAAGCTGATGAATGCTATGTCGGGTGACAAGGATGCAGTTGTTGAGTTCATGAGTTACATCCCTGACTACGTCAATCCGCGTAAGGTGGAGAAGGTTATCACTGCCGATCCAGTCGAGCAACCCGAAGAGGATGCAGAGGCTGAGCCTGAGCCGCAGCCTGACAAGGAGAAGCCTACTCCGAAGAAGCGTCGTGCTCGCAAGGCTGACGAGGAGGCAGAATCGGAATCCGAAGCAGAGGCTGATGAGGAGCAGAATGACGGCAAGTATGCCGGCAAGAATGCGATGGAGCTGTTCAAGGAGTGCAAGAAGCGTGGCATCAAGGCTGCTCCGAAGAAACCGGTGAAGTACTACATCGAGCTGTTGGAGAAGGACGACGCTGCCGTCGAAGCTGACACAGCAGACAGCAACGACGATGACGACGACTGGGACATCTAGTCGACAAGACGAATTGATATGAATTGCAAGCCGGTCTGGTAAACTCAGGCCGGCTTTGTCTGTACTTAGGAGTTGAAATGGACGTAAGCATCATGTCGAAGACGCCAGACATGGTTGATGTGATCAGCCGTTCTGCAGGCATATGCTATGGCAAAGACGACAAGTCGATCAAGCGACTTCGCAACTGTTACAAAGTTGGCCACACAGGAGTCTTTGAGCATGCATCTGTGTCGTTTCTGGTTCGCGGGATCAGTCGGGCTTGTTCGCATCAGCTTGTGCGGCATCGTATTGCTTCGTATGCTCAAGAGTCTCAGCGCTACAACAGATATGATCTATCTGGCGACGACTGGTACGTTGTCCCTCCGTCAATTGACGAGAACGTCTACGTGTTGTCAGAGTTCAACGACAAGATGCAGGAAGATGCGAAGGCATACAAAGATGCGTTAGCAAATGGCATCAAGCCGGAAGATGCACGGTATCTGTTGCCAGAAGCAATGAAGACTTCGATTGTAGTGACGAGGAACATACGAGACTTGTTCCACTTCTTTGATCTCCGACTTGGTCCTCGTGCACAGTGGGAGATTCGTGAGCTTGCAGAACAGATGGCAACTTGCATGGAGAACGAGGAACCGGAGTTGATGGCAGTCTACTACGAGTTTCGCGAGCAAACTAGAATCGACTAGCAAAAACTTCAAAAACTTTGAGATTCTCGTGCAAAACTAGTAGTTTCTGTGATATATTGTTTATGTCAGGGAAACACAGAGTTGGCTAGGAGGCCAAAAGATGAAGAAGTTCGATATCGTCAAGGCAATCAAGCATAACGATCAGCTTGTTGTTTGTGAGAGCAGCTCCGGTTTGACTGTTCGTTTTGCGAAGATCAATTTCGTCAAGCAGACTCCTACCAAGCAGATGGTCTTCAACACTGAAGATGGTGCAAGGGTCGTCCTTAAGGCGGATAAGTTTGACGCCAGCGAATACAATCCGTGCGGTAAATACTCGGACTGCTGGGTGACGACGATGAGTGGCATTAAGAATGCAGGTCATTTCAACTTCGTCGAGTGCGGAAGCATTGCTTTCTAGTTCAGTAAGTTCAGTATCTATAGAGGAGGAAGCAATGAAGCGACAGGACATCGACTACATCAAGAAGATCTGCGAAGAGAAGCATAGCAAGCAGATCTGGGCGACAAGGGCACAAGTGATGGCAAAGAACATCAAGCCTCTGAAGCTGGCAGCCGGAGATGATTCAAGCGAGACAAATAAAATTCCGTTCGAAGCTTTGGAGGAATTCGTAGAGGCGACGGCAAGAAAGTACGACATGTCTCTAGGATACATCTTGACAATCACAGATGTCGATGGCAATACAACTTATCATGACGGTGTAACTACTTCAGCTATTGACGACACGGAAAAGAAGTTTAAGCATTTGTTCACAGTGCATGGCGATACTGTCTACGAGCTGTACATCAAGTTGGCATTGATGATGCTTGTGACTGTGAAAGAAGGCAATGTCGGTTTAAGGAAGGAGAGGTCAGCAAATGGCAGTTAGGCTTTTCACTGATGGTGCCTGTTCGGAAAATCCAGGTCCAGGTGGATGGGCTGTCGTCATCGAGTCTTCTGATGGTGCAGTCGAAGACGTCATCAGTGGATACGACATCGAGACGACGAACAACAAGATGGAGCTGACGGCAGTCATCCAGGCGTACAAGAAAGTCTTGGACTTGAAGGTGCATGACCCCAGGGATGAGACAGAGTACGAGATCGTGTCAGACAGTGCATACGTTGTAAACGCAGTGACGCATGACTGGATCGGCAGGTGGTCGATGAACGGATGGAAGAACAGCAAGGGCGAGAAGGTCAAGAACATAGTGTTATGGAATGAGTTCTTGACGTTGCACAAGATGGCTAAGTCTGCGAAACTGTCTGTGAAGTTCAAGAAAGTCAAGGGGCATTCTGGGAACACGTTGAACGAAGTCGCAGACAAGGTTGCTGTTGCAGAGAAAGTGAAAGCCGTTCAGATAAAGCGAGCAGAGAAAGACATGGTGATCTAAATGAACGAGATCAAGAACGTGACTCCTACAATGCGTAGTGGCAAGAAGCAAGAGAAGCGTAAGTTCACCGAGAATGTTTGCGTAATGATGACCAACTTCATCTGGCATTTGGGCAAACTTGCAGCAAACTTGTCTGGTACCGTCGGCAACGTCATCCTCATTCTGACTCCATTTCTGATGTTGTATGTCGGTGAGTACGTATACTGTGACCGTGGTTACTGGGCAATTGGAGGGGAAGTAATACTTCCTGTTGTTCTTCTAATTATCGGCTTCGCGTTGAAGGCATATGCTAGAGTTTCCGGCAACGATCACTATGACCTTCCTGTACCGAGACGTCGTTTCACGCGTGTTGATGATATGAATGGGCAGGTAGATGTCGAATACGATCGTGTCCAGGAGATGATTCTGTACATGGCCGATCTCGAAGACTGGTTTGATCGCAACGGGTACAGATAGAGCATTGGAAGACGATGGCCTTCTGAACTAACGAGAGGTCATCAGAAGACTAGAGAACAATTCTCTGGTATATTTACACATCAAAGCAGATAATGGGGCTTCAGAAGTCATCTGAGGAGTTCAAATGGATTCAGCGAAGCGTGACAGGATGATTGAGCGACTCGACTCGATCAAAAACTTGAAGCAGTGGAAGGCGTATATCCAGGGTCTTCTGAAGGAGAATGACGAGGCAGTCAAGCAAGCTCTTGTCCGTCTGTACAACTGCCAAGAGTATGACGAGATGCGAGACAAGAAGTCTGTGCATGAGAACGGGGTTGGCTTCAACAAAGTCGATGCCTACTTCTTGTCGAATGCAGCACAGAAGGTGATTAGCGGTAAGAAGTTGTCTGACTCAGAACTGAATGTATGTCGATGGTCAGTCATGAAGTACTGGCGGCAATTGACTGAGATGTCGAAGAAGAAACTGGCCAAGATGAAGCTCGAGAAGCAGATTGAGAACGAGACTGAGGAGCAGAAGCAAATCCGTGAAAACGGGTTCTATCAGCCGATGTTGCCTGGAATGGAGTAGTCTACAGGAACAAAAGTAGTCTACATTTATGTGCTTGAGGCAATGAGTTCTAAGGAGATGCCAATGAGCTATGCCGAATCAGTTGTAAGCCAGTATCGTACGAAAGAAGGTTGCAACGTTGTATTACTAGAATGTCAGAGCAATTACAAGCCTGGCAACGTATGGTACGCGATCGTTTGCACTACTAATAAACGCATCAACGGTAAACGAGTAAAGAAACGCAAGTCATTTGGAAGCATGTCTGAAGCACACGAATGCTACAAAAATGATGTCAAGCGCTTGCAATCTATGGAGGAGCATGGCAACGGTAACAAATCTAAAAGTCAGCCGTAGGATCTAAGAAAGTTCTTTGTTTACAGATTGCAAAGATGGTATATAATGCAATTACAGGGAAGGTAAGCAACAAGAGCAACCTTCAAAGAAGCCTAGGAGGCAGTAAAATGAAGAACTTCGACGAGATGCTTGAAATGGTCCAGAATGAGAAGATTATCGTTTGCAAGTCATGTTCTGGACGCTATGTAGCCTACGAGCCAGTCAAGTTCAATGGCTTCACCAATTCTGGCAAGGTTCGCTTCATTACTGAAAACGGCGTTCGTTTCATGGCCAAAGAACAATATGGTCGATTCGTTCTCGTCGGTAAGGCGAAGGACTTCTTCATTCACAGTGCAGACCATGCAAGTCGCAATAACTACTTCCTACTTAACGTCCTCTAATGGCTTAAAACTTCGGAAAAGTTTCAAGCTCTGGGTTTACAATTGCCTGGAGCTTGTGGTATAATGTTCTTGTAAGGAAGAAAGGAACAAAAGTTCCAGAGAAGCCAGGAGGCAAATGATGGAAAGCATTAAGGGCATCATCAAGGTAAACGACAAGGTCATTGCTCACAAGAGCGAGTGCATCGGAATCAAGATCTGCGAGTCTAACAAAGAGCTCACCGTCACCAAGGTCAACAAGAAGTCCTTTGTCGCTGGGAACATCAAGTTCACTCTCTGGAAGGTCACCGACAAGGATAGTTTTGGTCACACTCGCAAGGATGGTAAGCAGTGTGCAATCTTTACCACTCCTGGTCGTCTTGATGGTATCGTCGAGATTGAGTTCTAAATTCATAGTATATCAAAGTTTCTAGTGTACATAACATAGAAACTGTGATATACTATTCTTGTAAGGAAGAACAAGTCCTCAGAGAAGGGAAACGACAATGAAGAAGAACATCAAGAACGGTTACCGCATTGGTATCGAAACGAAGAGGGGCATCAAGCTAAGCAAGGATCAATACACTCTAGGGGACGCCTTGGAGATCATGTACAAAGCTTCGTTTCCTTGCATACTCTGTGACCATATCGGTACGCCAGTCAAGTTGTAAGACAGCATCAACAGAGATCTGAGATCAGTAGCCGGGCATAGTTCCGGCTATTGTTGTATAATCTAACAGAAGCTCTCAGATGACTTCTAAGGCCCCACTTTGCCTGGTTGGTATAATCCTATAAAGAAGAACTCAGAGTGTCACAGATGTCATCTGGTGGCTTCTCAGTGGTATTAGAATGAAAGGAGGTGTTGGAGTTTGCCACAGCCTAGGACACGGTCTACGAACAGAAGCGAGATCATCATAGCCAACATTCAAAAGAAGTGGCGACGCAAAGAATATCTGGCGTTGCTTGAAGGCTGGGCTCGTGACGGCTACACTGATCGTGAGATAGCAACAAAGATGCGCATTTCAGAGAAGCAACTCCAGCGTCTCCGAGAAGCAGATGCGAAGATCAGGAAGGCGCTCGATCATGGTCGTGAAGCAACTGACTACATGGTCGAGAAAGCTCTGCTGAAGTCAGCTCTCGGTTACAAGAAGAAAGAAGTCAGGGTAACGTCGATCATTCGTTATGGCAAGCTTGTTGAGACGCAGAAAGAGGAGTTCACGACAGATGTTGCTCCAAGTGTTACAGCAGCTCAGACGTGGCTGTATAATCGTTGCCCCGACAAATGGAAGAAGGATCCGCAGAAGGGAATTCTGGACGACATCGACGAAGACACCTCGATCAAAATTGAAGTTACTCGTGTCGGTTCGAAAGAAGACGAGCCAGACGAAGAGTGGCAAAAAGATGTCAATCGTGAAGTGAAAGTCAGGAAAGCTACAGAAAGCGAAAAGAAGCAAAGAGAAGCTGAGATAGCTAAGGAGAAGCAGAAGAAGCAACAAGAAGTAGAAGAGATGCAAGAAGAAGTCAACGACCTTGACGAGTGGCCAGAAGGTTGGGAAGAGATGGTGGACGATGACTAAGATCAGCTTAGAAGTCGCTCCTCGGTTTGAAGACTTCATCTTCGACTGGGACTACGAGACGTATCTCCTTATCGGTGGCTACGGATCTGGCAAGTCATATGACGTTGCTATTAAGATCATCTTGAAACTGCTAGAGGAGAAGCGAAAGTGCTTAGTCGTTCGTGAGGTGTTCGATACTATCTATGACTCCTGTTACTCTCTGCTAGTTGAGATAATCGACAGTATCGGTCTGTACTGTGGAGATACATGGGAGTGGAAGATGAAGGGCAAAAAGCAGAACAAGATACTCTGCACCAAGTCTCCACTTCGAGTACGATTCCCAAACGGCTCAGAGATCATGTTCAAGGGAATGGACAAGCCAGAGAAGGTCAAGTCGATCAACGGTGTCTCGATTGTGTGGATTGAAGAGGCGCCAGAGGTCAAGTTTGCAGGTTATGAGGAGCTGCAAGGTCGTATCCGTACTCCAGACAAGAGCATGCACTTCATTCTGAGTTGCAACCCAGTGTCGAAAGAAACATGGATATACAGGCACTTCTTCGCAAGCTTAGATAAGCACGGAAGTGAGAAGGTAATTGTAGATGACAATGAGTTCTATGAACGTGGAACTTTGGTAAAGAACGGAGTCTACTATCACCACTCAATTCCGACTGACAATCCATGGTTGCCGAAGTCATACATCAGACGCCTTGATGCGATGGAAACCTACGATCCTTACCTTTATGAAGTAGCCAGATGGGGCAGGTTTGGAGCAGCAGGTGCAAGGGTTCTCCCACAGTTCTGTGTAGCAAAACGACCTGACATCTTCAAGCAGAACATAGAGAAGCTAGGTATAGCTAATCAGTACTTCGGATTTGACTTCGGATTCGAGGAAAGCTTCAATGCAGTGATTTCGATGTCTGTCGACCTCAAACGAGGCATTCTGTACATCTGGGACGAGATCTATATGAACCATGTGACAGACGACAAGTTCGCCAGATTAGATGAGATGCAGCATCTGAAGCAGAGGCTAGACAGCTATGCAGCAGCAGGTGTTCCAAGGATGATAGTAGCAGATAATGAGGATCCGAAAGCTATCAGTTATTATCGACAGATGGGGTTCAGAATACGTAGATGCAGGAACAAGTTTGCAGGCAGTAGGTTAAGCAATACTAGGAAGATCAAACGATTCAAGAAGATTGTCTGTTCTCCTAAGTGTAAGAACGTGATTCGAGAGTTGAAGGATCTAACATATGCCAAAGCAAAGAACGGGGACACCATATACGATCAGTTCAACATAGACCCGCATAGTTTGTCAGCTATCTGGTATGCGCTAGACACGGTATCAGTTGCAGATGTGAAGGACAAGCAATTCTACTCAAAGAAGGGATGGTAAGAAGAATGGCTAATGAGACAAACATTCTTGACACTGAAGGTAACGGTAAGGTAACGAAGCAGGACATTATTCATAAGCTGACTTCCCGCAAGTTCTGGATGTCTCTTGCGACTTTGGTCTTCATGATCATGGTGTACTGTGGTGCTAGTGAGGGCAGTGCAACTCAGGTTGTGGCTATCATCATGGCGGCAGCTACAGTAGTTGGTTATGTGCTTGGCGAAGGCCTGGCAGATCAAAGTGGTGCAGTTAACGGAGACGTGATTGTACCTGGGGTTACCTATCCAGAGTACGGTGTAGAAGAAGCAAAGTACAGTGCAGACGAGACAGCCAAGTCTGATGTTCAGTAAGAAGATATGGGCTGTGCTAGTCACAGCAATCATCGTGTCTATAGCATGGCTAGTGCTGGTGTTCGGCGTGATAGTAGCGGCACAGCAAAGCTACAACAGCGCATACGACAAAGACAAAGAAGACATAATGCTTAATGTGCAAGATGTTGTAGTTGAAGGCACGATGGTAAAGTCAATGCCATTGTACATGCAGTCAGACCCGCAGTGGGGAAGCATTCAATATGCCGATGGGACTATTGAGTCTCATGGCTGTGGTTTAACCGCACTGTCGATGGCATTGACTTATCTGACAAAAAACAGGGTGCTGCCGTCTGACTTGGCAGAGTACCAAGCTAACTTCGTCTCTGACGGTGTGAATGATCCAGATCGTATGTGTCAATGGGCAATAGGCAATTATGACGTACAGTGGTCTGGCGAACAGTGGGGCTTCAATGACTCAGTACCAGACCTTGTCAATGAAGGTTATGTGGTACTTGCGTCTATGAGTGGTCAGCTAGGCAAGAGAAGCTACGATGGACATGTGATCTTGATCTACGACAGAAACAAGGACGGATGGTTGATCAGAGATCCGGATGATGGTGACAACTCAGTCCATGTGTTCTCAGATGAGGAGCTCTCAGGTGTCACCTGGGGTGCATTCAATGGATTGAAAGGTATATCCTAGTATTGCAAATCAATGGGGCCTCAGAAGTCATCTGGTGGTTCAAGAAGTACAAAGGAGGGCAGGTGCCATGGTAACTTTGAATACGACAAGTAAAGGAGGAGGCACATGCCACCTGACAACTTTTGGGATGGTATCGCAGCATCTGTATCACACGCTTCTGGAGAGATAGTCTGCTTTCTCATAACGGTAGTTGCTCTCACATTCTTGTTTGTGAGGTACTATATGCCGGAACGTAAGGAGCAGAAGAGGTTCGAAGCTGAAATGCAGCAGAAGCGGTTGGAACTTGAAATGAAGCAGCAGCAAGATGCAATTGACGTACAGCGTGAGAACATTGACTCTCGTGCGAGGCAAATGGAAGTCATTGCGAACATGTCAGAGCAGACGAAGTCACTTGCGCAGCAGACTGCAGGTCTAACTACTCAAGTTGCAGTTGCAGTTGCACAGCTGGAAGATTCCAAGGCGAACTCTGCAAAGATTGGACAGACAGTGAACGTTATGGCCGATGACGTAGTGCAGATCAAAGGCATGACTGAGGACATACATCATGTGCTGTATCATCCGGACATTTCTGACTAAGAGGGGTAGCGTTATGAGCATGAAGTTCATCGACATCAGTGGTTGGCAAGCAGAAATTGATGTTGCCAAAGTAGCGAAGAACGGTGGTCTCGGTGCAGTTGTAGTCAAGGCTACAGAAGGAGTCAGCTACGTCGACAGGAGCTGTGACAAATTCGTGCAACAGTGCATTGACAACGACATCCCGTTCGGTTTCTATCACTTTGCACGCAACAACAATGCTTCTACAGAGGCAGAGTATTTCAACATGAACACGTCTGGCTATGACGGCTACGGCATTCCGATTCTTGACTGGGAGGATGGTCAGTCTGTCGAGTGGGTGAACGAGTTCGTAGAGCGTTATCATCAGTTAACCGGTGTGTGGCCTTGGATCTATGCTAACCCATGGCGATTCCGTCAGGGAGAGGTCAATGGCAACTGCGGTCGTTGGGTGGCCGGCTATCCAAGCGATGGCATTACCGACATCGACTACGGGCAGAATAACAGTTTGCCTAGTAGCTACAATGTCGGGCTTGTCTGTGCATGGCAGTTCAGCTCCAGTGTTCGCATTCCCGGATACGATGGTGATCTTGATGGTGACGTCTTCTACGGTGATAAGGAAGCATGGGCAAAGTACGTACTAGGATCTGCTTCTTTAGATGATGTCGAAGATCCTTCTGACGGTTCTGAGAAGACAATTGACCAGCTTGCAGATGAGGTCATCAGTGGAGCATGGGGGAATGACGACGACAGGAAGAAGCGACTGGCTGAAGCTGGTTATGACTACGATGCAGTGCAGGCTAAGGTAAATGAGAAGCTATCTAGCAAGAAGTCTGTGTCTGAGATTGTTGACGAGGTCATTGACGGTAAATGTGGCAATGGAGAGGACCGAGTCAAGAATCTTAATGCAGCTGGCTATGATGCGGACGAAGTTCAAAAGAAAGTCAATGAGAAGCTTGGTGTTACGTCGGCCGTGTACTATGTCGTCAAGTCTGGCGACACCTTGTCTGGCATTGCTCAGAAGTACGGTACAACGTACACCAAACTTGCACAGATGAACGGTATCAGTGATCCGAATAAGATCTACGTTGATCAGAAGATCCGTGTTCGTTAGAGTTAGATAGGAGGAAGGCGAAGATGGCTATGAGCGAGGAAGCAAAAGTCATTGAGGCGGAGAACTCGACTGTAGTCCTCTCCGCCTTCAACCGTATTCCCTACGGTTTGATCAACGAGGAAGTCGACGGCTACACAAATGACGTCCTTTCTGAGTTGACTCAGATTTGCGGTTACTACAAGGTTTACAAAGACGGAGCAGCTTTTGCTACTGAAGGTTCAAATGGCGATTATGTGCCGTCTAAACTTTCTTACAAGATGTCTGCGTCTTTAATTAACAAGGAAGCACGTTTCCTGTTTGCAGAAGCGCCTGACATTAGTATTTCTCCGAAGGGTGATCTCGGCAAGGCTACAGACGAAGCTAAGGATCAGATCACGATCATGTCTGATCTTGTGAAGACAGTCCTCGACTCCAATAAGTTCGAGCAGCAATTGATCAAAGCTGCACGTGACTGCTTCATCGGCAAGCGTGTTGCATGTCTGGTCAACTTCAACGAGCAAGACGGAGTTACGATCACATTCCTCCCGTCTACTCAGTTCTTGTACGAGTTCAACATCGGTAAGAGCAAGCTTCAGAAGTTCGTTGCCTTCATTGTCGTGCGTGACAGCATAACACTTGCTGAGAAGCGCATCTTCAAGAAGAAGTACGAAGTAGTACAGGATGCAAATGGCAAGAGTGTTGTGTACCTCGAAGAGGAGTTGTACGATGGCGCAGGAGGCCTGATTGAAGTCGTTACAGAGCGACAGCCAATTTTACTTGATCGTATACCGGCCGTGGTGATCCTTAATGATGGTCTTACTGGTGACAGTGACGGAGAATCTGAGATCGAGGTACTGAAGGAGTATGAGTCCTGGTACTCTAAGTTGTCAAATGCAGACATTGACTCCGAGCGCAAGTCGATGAACCAGATCAAGTATGCTATCGACATGGATTCGAACTCAACGAAGGGTTTGTCTACTGCACCTGGTGCTTTCTGGGACCTCGGGTCTGATCAGAACTTGGACAATGCCTACCCAGCTATTGGTACAATCAACCCTGACACGAGTTACTCGGCTGCATTGCAGAGCTCGCTGGATCGCATTAAGTCTACTAGTTATGACCAGGTCGACATGCCTGATGTCAATCTTCAGACAATGTCTGGTGCGATAACGTCAGGTAAAGCATTGAAGGCAATCTACTGGCCATTGATCATCCGTTGCAAGGAGAAGATGAAGACATGGGGACCTCAGCTTGAAGCAATGGTCTCCATTATCATTGACGGGTCGGTCGTTTATCCTGGCTGCATTAAGCAGTATACCGACGACATCCCCGTTTCTGTCGCATACGAGGTAGATGTTGAACAGAACATCCCGATTCCAGACGACGAGGCTGAGGAGAAGAGCATCAATCTTGCAGAGGTGACAGCACAGGTCATGTCAAAGAAGTCATACATGAAGAAGTGGCGCAACCTCACTGACGATGAGGTAGCAGAAGAGCTCGAGCAAATTGCAATTGAACGTCAAATTCTTGAAGAGTCTTCTTTTCCGTCTGCAGGCGACACGGTTCCGTATCATGAAGCGCATGATGATGCAATTGACGATGACATTGAAGACATCAGTATGAATTAACGAGATTAAATCTGAGGTCCCTCAAATTCTGATATGGGTATTCCTATATGAGAGGAGGTGATGGGGCCTCAGATGACATCCTGTTAAGCGAGAGAAGGGATCACGAGGTGCCGGGTTCAACTAATGCTGACATATTCAAGTACTCGACGGCAATCCGTGACTCCATTACGAAGGAGCAGGAACAGTACATCACTGATCTGTACAAGCAATGGTCAGAAGATGTGCAGAAGCAAGCAGAATGGTATGCGAACCATGGCACGTCTTCGGCACCGCTGTCGTCGATGTACTACAACAAGTTGTACAACCAGATGCAGCAGCAGAGTAAGGAGATATCGAACAGCGTCTACACCAACATCAAGAACGGTATGTTCAAGGTATCTGATGCTGTTGTCAAAGACGCGACGGACTGGATGTCTTGTTTCGGGTTTAACAAGGATGGGATTGCCGCAGCATTCTCGTACATTCCTCAGTCAACAGTGAACGCACTTGTAACCGGATCTGTGTATGGAGACAAAGGCTCTTGGAGTCTAAGCTCTGCTATCTGGGGTGACAATGAGAAAGCATTGATGGACATCTATTCTATCGTTGCACAAGGTGTTGCAGAGCAGATGCCTATTGACAGAATTGCGAAAAAGTTGTCACAGTACGTCAGTCCGACGAAGCAGCTTCAGTGGTCAGGGCCGAATGGCATCAAGATCTATAAGCATGCAGTCGATTACAATGCGCAGAGGCTTGCAAGGACGCTTGTACAGCATACGTACCAGCAGAGCTTTGTAGCAGCAACGAAAGACAATCCATTCATACTGGAGTATGTGTGGTTGGCAAACGGGCCTCGTGTGTGTCCGATCTGTGCAGACCGTGACGGCGCACACTTCAAGAAGGACAAACTTCCATTGGACCATCCAAACGGCATGTGCACGATGGAGCCAGTGGTAGACGATAAGATGGTCGACAAACTTGCCAACTGGGTCAATGGTGATGACGGCACGTATCCAGAGATAGACGAGTTTGCAAAGAAGTTCGGATACGACGTGACGAAGCTGCCAAAGATGACTTTCAGTGATATCAAGAAGCAGTATGGCAATTCGCAGTATAAGTCGCCTAATGCATGGTACAAGAAATTGCCGAAAGACGTGCAGCAAACTGTGTCTCAGATTCATCAAGCTTCTGGTAAGAAGTGGACTCAATGGTATCAAGACGAGATCATGGATCAGAGTCTGAAGAAAGTAGTGAAGAAGACGAATTCTACTGCGACTTCCAAACTGGCATCTATGGACGACATGATGAACAAGTACATCAGTAAGTTGAGTAATTCGTCGTCGAACTTCACATACCTTGGCAACATGTCAACTCAGAACATGTTGAAGTCACTGACTGACAGCGAGAAAGACGACATTGCAAAGTGGATGTCAAAGAAGTACGGGCTTGAAGCAGATAGTGGCTACAAGAAGATCAGTACAGTGATCAAATGGATAAAAGAAGCATTCAAGCAGTATGACGACATGCCGTTTGAACAACAGCAAGAGTTCAAGAAGCTTGCACTCAAGCTTGCTTCAGACACGGCAACTTCAAACACGGCGAAAAGCGCAGCAAAGAAAGTTGTTGAAAAGACTGTTGACAAAAATGTCACTAAGAACACGGCAAGTAATGAAAGCTTACTTGACAGTCTTCTTGCTAAGTTCAAAAAGCAGAACACAGAGAAGATGTTGCAACTTGAGGACAAAGAACTTGGTAGCTTGACAAAAACTCAGTTAGAGACATTGAGAGACTATACTGGTTCAAGCTACGGAAGCTTTAATGCATATCTTCGTCAGAAAGCGGCAGGCGAAGCATACACTGGCTATCTTAACAAAGACAGTATTGACAAGCTTGAAGACGCAGTCAAAGCTTTCTCGAATATCAAGGCAAAGGAAGACTACGTCCTACGACGAGGGACAGACTCCAACGACATTGTGTATACGTTTCTTAACGGTGACAAGTCAATGACGGAAAAGATGAAGAATCTCATCTATGATGTAGAAGAAGACTTGTTTGGCCATGGTGGCAAAGTTGATGAAGTCAAGCTTCAAGAGCATATTGGCGAAATAAATTCGCTTGTTCAGGGTCAGCTTGGTAGCTTCAGTTCTTTCACCTCTACGTCTTCAGACTGGGGCAAAGGTTTTAGCGGCGACGTCGAATACGTCATTGATGCACCAAAAGGAACTGCCGGTACAAGTGTCATGTCGATATCTAATTACGGAACGTCAGAAGGCGAATTTCTTCTCGCACCTGGTACGAAAGTCATTTGCGAGAAAGTAGAAGCAGCCCGAGATGGTCATAAAAGAGCTCTTGTTAGGGTCTTCATAAAGGTAATTGTGTGATATAATACACATAGTTGTTAGTTTCGGGAAGGAGAGAGATGGGAAGAGAGTTCGAAGACAGAATTATGTCAGAAAACAGATGCCATCATAGAATTACAAATGCAGATCTTACATGCAGAGATTGTACGTATGCATACAACGACTTGCATCCGGAGAAGAATTACAAGATTGAAGATGGCGTGCAATATGCTCCGACGTCCATGTGTGAGATGTATGACGTGAAGCCGAACAAAGTATTGCTTGGCGGAGAATGCGATAAGAAGAAGGCAAAGTAAATGAAACGTCGTGAGTTAAAGGACCATATTGCTGGTGCAGTCTATGGCTTTGCAGTTGGAGACTCTGTTGGTGCAACTACGGAGTTCATGACAAAAGATCAAATACAAGATCAGTATGGTGAGGTCACAAAGCAGCTAGGAGGCGGATGGCTTGACCTAAAGCCTGGTGAAGTCACTGATGACACTCAGATGATGATGTGCGTAATGGAAGCTTTGATGAAGTATCCAGACGACATTGCGATGTTTCAAGATGAATGCATGAAGCAGTTCGTCAAGTGGCTTGATACGAATCCGAAGGATGTTGGCAGTACATGCCGTGCAGGAATCGAGTACTATAAGCTGACTGGATCTTTCATCAGTAAAGACGAAGACATCCAAGGCAACGGTTCATTGATGCGTTATCTGCCATGTGCAATCTTGGGTCTTGAAGAGTTCAACATCGCACAAGGTGAGCTTACGCATAACTCTGAAGTATGTGCCTCGCTTATCCAGATGACATCTGAGGCCCTATGTGAATCCTTGATGGGTAAATATCCATCTAGGAAGATCGAGTGCCTTCTAGCCCCATCTGGTAGAGTGCAGAACACCTTCAACAATGCAATGTTTCATGCTTCAAAAGGCGACTTCAATCATACGCTTCGAGAGGCTGTCAACAACGGTGGCGATGCAGATACGATTGCGGCAATTGCTTGTTCACTTGCAGGTGCACGTGTCGGTTTGTCTGGCATCAATCCAAAGCTAATTGGTCCGCTGCCAATTGAAGTAAAGAAGTTCTTTGGGAAGTTTATTGACTTTTCTTTGGATTTTCTGTTTACAAACAGAATAAATTAGTATAATATAAATAATTAAAGGAGGCGGAGTTATGTCTTCAAACAATTTACAGATCAAGTGCAAGTGTCCAGAATGCAGCCATAAGTTCCATGTTTCTCAGGACACAGTGAGCGAAGAAATGAGACTTGAGATGTCTCAGCTGAAGTCGGAGTGGATGACGATCAATGGAAAGAGTTACCGTCTGACTTGGTATGATTGTCCATCCTGCGGCTTGAGGATTTTTGTTCAAGGTGACGACTGGAGGACAGAGAAGATCCTCAAGAAGTGCATCGACGTTGTGACAAGAATGAACGACAAGAGCACCCACAGGTTTGACAATGAAAAAAAGCAATCAGGGTACCTGAACAAACTTCGAACGGACCTGGACGAATCTAGGAAGCGAGTCGAAAGTGAAGTTACCGGAAAGCATTTCGTCGACAGGCATTCTGGTACTAGCCATGAGGTGAGGTTTTACCATGGCTAGTTTGAAACTAATCTGTGATTCATGTGAAAAGAAGTTTGATCTAGACTCTGTTGGCATAACTTCGACTAACATCGATCTTGACGAATGGTTGTGTGAAGTCGATTTCTTCTATTGTCCCAGTTGTAGAAGAGTTTATCTGGTTGCCATTCGAGACGCCAGATGGTTAGAACTAAAAGAGGACTTAGACAATCAGTCGATGAGACTGAGGCGAGCTATCAAGCGTGACGACAAAGATCTTTCGAAGACGATAACCGGAATTGTTCAAGTCAAGAAGGATCGACTTGGTCGTTACACAGAAAGGCTCAAGAAGAAGTATGAAGGTCGGTTCACCTTGGTTACGACCGAAAATGAAACCGAGGATCTAAAATTGCTACCATGAGTTTACATGGATATGGAGGAAGCAAGATGCCTAAGCCTAATGCCAATCAAAACAATGAGAACATTGAGGATGTCAAGGACGACGAGAAGAACGAGCAGGTCGATGAACAGAATGAGAACACTGACACCGACGATGAAAAGGTTCCACCTCAGGACATCAAGTCTTCTGGTGAGAAGACTTTTTCTCAGCTCGATGTCAATCGCATGATGGCTCGAGAGAAGAAGCAAGGTCGCAACTCTGTGTACAACGAGCTCGGCATTGATCCGAATGACACGAAGTCTATTGAGTTCATCAAGGCTATTGTCTGTGCACAGAATGGGCAAGCTCAGGAAGCAGGCAATGACAATGACGCCATTGCACGACAGAATGAGCAGCTTGCTGAAGCAGAGCATCGAGCCGCAGTAGCAGAAGCGAAAGCTGAAGCAATGACGCTCGGTGTTAAGCCGCAGTTTGTCGATGATGTCGTGACTCTTGCCACTGTTCGCATCGCAGAGCAGGAAGGTGCAGAGTTCAAGACGATCATTGGTGAGCTCAAGCAGAAGTACCCTGTCTGGTTTGGCAATGCAGATGACGATGACTTGCCTAATGCCGGTCAAAAGGGAACAGGTTCGTCGATCAAGTCAGACTCTGGATCGAACGGTTCGAACAAGGAAGATGGACTTGGTAAGCGTCTTGCAGCACAGCGCAAACCCAGTAAGAAGAACTTCTCTTATTGGGGCGAGAGGAAGTAACTTAAGGAGGGCATTATGCTCAATCGTTCTGGTATTCGCACCGTTACAGGTGCAGCACCGACTCAGATCCTCGGCGACGTCAATCTTCAAGCGTCAGTCGGCATCATTGTCGGTTCAGCAGTCACTGACACCAAGACCGTGAATGGTCGTAAGATCGTTCCTGCTGGTGTCCCGCTTCACGTTGACTTTGCTAATCTTAAGACTCCTGCAGTCAAGGCTGTCGCTTCGACAGCTGATGCGAATGTCGTTCTTCTGCATGACGTCGACATTACTGACGGTAATGCCAATGGCACTGGTCTTGTGATGGGTATTGTCAACTATAATCGTCTCGACTCTGTTGCTAAGGCTTTGCTAACGCCTGGTAAAACAGTTTCGAACGTTCTCTGCATTGCACTTTAAGTTAGTCAGTTGAGGAGGCAAATAACATGACTATTTTCGATCTCATGCAGTCCGCTCAGTTGACTGCTTACTGGGAAGAGCTAACTCAGGACGAAGCTCCATATCCTTGCGAGGAGCTGTTTCCAGACGATAAGAAGCGAGGTCTTTCGCTGAGTTGGATCAAGGGTTCTCGTGGCCTTCCAGTAGTGCTCAAGACTTCGGCGTTTGACACCTTTGCAGTGCCGCGTCAGCGTATCGGCTTTGATAAGCTGACGTCTGAGATGCCGTACTTCAAGGAGTCGACGTACATTGATGAGGAGCTTCGTCAGGATCTCAACATGGTGCTTGAGACTGGCAATCAGGCATACATCGATTCTGTCATGAATCGTGTGTTTGATGATCAGACGTCGCTGCTTCGTGGTGCTGCTGCTTCACGTGAACGCATGCGCATGATGGCTCTGACGACCGGTATTGTCTCCATGGCTAACAACGGTCAGTCGTTCTCGTATGACTATGGCATTCCGTCTGCGAATAAGGTTGAAGTCGAGACTTCTTGGTCTGACCTCGTTAACTCTGATCCGATTGAGGATATTCGTGAGCTGAAAGAAAAGATTCAGGACGCGACTGGTACAGAAATCACTCGAGCAATGTGCGACGGTGCTACATGGCGTCTGATTCGCAGCAATGAGAAGATCGCGAAGTCTATCTTTGTATTGTCTAATGGCCAGGCGATCGTGTCTGACACCCGCCTCCGTGACTTCATCCTTCAGGAGGTCGGCATTGACGTCATGGTCAATGATAAGCGCTACAAGGACGAGTCTGGCAATACTGTCAAGTATATGCCGAAGGATACATTCGTAATGTTCCCGTCTGGTGCTCTTGGTCGTACTTGGTTCGGTACTACTCCGGCTGAGTCTGACCTCATGGGTGGTCAGGTTGCAAACGTGTCTATCACTGACACTGGTGTTGCTGTCACTACTGTGCAGCATGCCGATCCTGTTAATGTCGAGACAATTGTCTCCATGATTTGCCTTCCGTCTTTCGAGATGGCAGACCAGGTTGGCATTATCGACATTACTGCTTCCTAGCCGTTACTAGAATGGCAATCAGCAGGCTTCTGACATTTGACCGCCAGAAGCCTGCTTAGTCTGTAATTACTGCAAGTTGATTGGAGGAAAGATGGTAACGATAACCAATGGCACTGACGTGTACACAGTGACTCGCGGTGCATTCGAGTCGATTTACGCTAAGCAGGGTTTCAGCATCTATGAGCCGTCTAAGAATGCAGAGCGTGCCGAAGAGAAGCATAATGAGCTGACCGATGATGAGTTCGTTGAGAAGCTTGAGGAGAAGCCGCTTGCGAACTGGAACAAGACTGAGGTTAAGCGTTACGCTGAGATCTTCGGTATTGACATCTCTGGTACGAGGAACATCGACGAGGCACGTGACCTCATTCGTGAGTTCAAAGCTGATGACGAGGAGCTTGAAACTGAGTAACAAGTCTGAATGTTGACATGATTGGAGGTGGAATATGGTAGAAGCCAACTACGAGGATGTCTATCGTATCAAGGTCGAGACTCGTGAGAACATGTCTCCTTACTTTGAAGACGGCGACATTGAGTACTACCTTCAGAAGAACAATGGAGACGTAGACGCGACGATCTACGAGTTGTTGCTCATCAAAGCTGAAGACTCAACTATCTCGGTGTCTGGGTTGTCTACTTCTGACACGTCAGCATACTTCAGGCGTCTTGCTTCTCGCTATCGCTCGTATAACTCGGGGGTGCTTTCAAGTGATTGATACCAAGTTCGAGGCATACAAGCTGAAGCGGATCTTACGCAGGAGTGGTACCGACTTCGTGTTCAAGAGGCGTAAGCTGAACAAGTTCAACGAGCCTACTGGAGAGTACGAAGACGTTGCAACTGTTCGAGGGCTTTATCATGAGTCGAACGGGTTCGTCACTGACACTGTCGGCGATGCAGCTACGACACGCACTAAGAAGCAGCCGATGGTTCTTTGCTTATGCGAGGACATCGAGTCGATTAGCCTGCGTCAAGGCGATGAGACGGAAGTGGTTGTACGAGGTCCTCAGATGACATCTAAGACACTTCGATACGTTGGATGTGTAGATATCCAAAACTGGGGTATAATTGCGGATCTGAGTCTTGAGGAGGTTGATGAGGGTGGCGACTCTCAAATTTGACTATAACCAGTCTCAGCTTGGCAAGAACATGGAGAAGTTTGCAGAGAAGCTTGGTGCAGCCGTTCTTATTTATGCCGGTACAAAGGCGGCGTTGCTTGAGTCTCAGATGAAACGAGAGCGACCATGGACTGATCGCACTGGCATGGCAAAGGCAACACTTCGTTCTGTCGTCACGAGGCCAGATCAAAACACAGTTCGTATTACTTTGGCACATGGTGTTTGGTACGGAAAGTGGCTTGAGTTGGCACACGAGAAGAAATGGGCAATTGTTGCTCCGACAATTGAGAAGGAAGCACCGAACATCGTCAATGATCTTTCAGATCTGATGTCGAAGATCAACTTCTAGGAGGTATGATGGCTATCGACCCGACTACCTTCGAGTACAGAGATTCGAGATGGCAGGACCTATACGACTATCTCCAAAGCAAAGGGTATGAGGTTTATTCGCCTGGGCAGAAAGAAGGTGACTGTCTGAGTCCGTATGTGGTGGTGAAGTACTCTGGGTCAGTGAAGGCGCAGCAGATCAGTTCGCGTCAAGACCTGTATGACATAATGCTTTACGTGCCTAAGACTCAGTACAGTAAGCTTGAGTCTCTTGTTCAGAAGGTGATTGCGGACATGAAGGAGATTGAGCCGCTCTTTCTTCCGTATGACAACCAACAGGACCCGTCTTATTTTGACGACTCAGTCAAGGCGCATTTTGTGACTGTTGTGTACATGAACTACAAGAAGAACTGATGGAGGTTATCATGACTACTACTTATAAGTCTCGTGCCGAGATCGCCACTATTGATGTTAGTCTCGTGACTATTGAGATTAACGGCGATGAGTTCGGTTTTGACACTGCTAGCTCCATTTCCGTGGAGCCTCAGATTGAAGAGGAGGATCCAGTTCGTCTGGTCGTGAAGGGTATCCTTCGTGCTCAGAAAGCTGGCACCTCGACTCTGACCGGCAATCAGATTACCCTGACAGATAATGTCTTCAATCCTGAGTTAGTTCTTGCTCTTCAGGGTGGCACCATCTCTTATGACCAGTCTGACAAGAAAAAAGTCACTGGTTACAAGCCGCCTGCGGCTGGCTCTGCGGCATACACTGAGACATTTACACTCAATGCGTACTCTGCCCAGTACAATGCTGCAGGTCAGATCGTGAACTATGAGAAGATCAGTTATCCAAACTGCCAGGGTACTCCTGTCGCGTTCTCTTCCGAGGATGGCACCTTCCGTGCTCCTGAGTACACCATCAACTCAGCGCCTAACACTGGTGAGTCTCCGTACGAGATAACCTATGTTGATACGCTTCCCGTTCTGACCGAGCGTCCAGCCGTTTAGCTTGAGAATAAAGTAAGTAGAAGAATACAAAGTTAGGAGAGACAATGGAAATCTATGAGGGTGGAAAAACCAAAAATGTTACATCTTTTGAGGACCTAAAGAGTTACGCCGGAGGTATGGTTGTCGAGCTTCCTCCTTTCGCAGAGGGCCAGCCTTTTGTCGCAAAGCTTCGTCGTCCGTCCCTGCTTGCCCTTGCCAAAGCTGGTAGGATTCCGAATCAGCTTCTTCATCGAGCAGGTCAGCTTTTCAATGGTGGCGGTGCCGCTCTTGACTCTGACGACGGGAACATGCTTTCTGACATTTACGACATCTCCATGGTTGTTGTGAAGGCGTCTCTTGTCTCTCCTACTCTTGACGAGATTCATGAGGCAGGTCTTGAGCTTAGCGACGATCAGGTCATGGCTATCTTTAACTACACTCAGAGTGGTGTGAACGCGCTGAAGCAATTTCGTGAGCAGTCGTGATGTGCTCACGTTGATCAGTGTCTCGAAGACATATGAGTGTAGACCAAGCAAGTTGTTTGACATAGAAGACGCCTACACGGCGTATTGCTTAGATGAGGCATGTGCATTTATAACGACTAAGATCCAGGCCGGTGAGGAGCCGGTGTTTAAGAAGGAGTTCAAGTCATTTAAGGATCTTTACAAGCAATATGGTGTGTAGGAGGTGATTGCATGGCTGTCAACGTTGGAACTGCAGAGGGCTACCTTGACCTTGACATCAGTGGCTTTTTGAATGGTCTAAAGACCGCTCAGTCTGAGGCAACGAACACGTTTAAGAACATGGAGACGTCGCTCGGAAGCCAGATGACTGGTCTTGGCAAGACGATCTCTGGCATAGGTGACAAGATGACGCTTGGCATCACCGCCCCACTAGCTGGTGTTGCTTCTGCAGGACTCAAGGTTGCATCAGACTTTGAGTTTTCGATGTCTCAAGTCCGTGCAATTTCCGGTGCTACTGGAGACGACTTCGAGGCGCTTCGAGACAAAGCAATTGATCTAGGTGCAAGTACGTCTTTCAGTTCATCGGAAGTAGCAGATGCTATGACAGAGATGGCGAAGGCGGGTTGGGATACCAATCAGATACTTGATGGTATGGAGGGCGTGCTTGATGCAGCCGCAGCGTCTGGAGAGAACCTCGCAACCGTCTCTACGATTGTTGCAGACGCGATCACTGGTTTTGGTCTTGAAGCTGCAGATTCGACTAGAGTCGCTGACCTTCTTACTCAAGCAGCAAATGCTGGTACGATTGGCATTAACGACCTCGGCGAGTCGTTCAAGTACATCGCACCTGTTGCGAATACGATGGGCTTTTCGATTGAAGATGTCACCACCGCAATCACCGCGCTTTCGACTGCAGGCATCAAAGGCAGCCAAGCCGGTACTTCTCTTCGTGGTGTTCTGACTAGAATGGTCAAGCCGACAGATGATGTTGCAGCTGCGATGGACGAACTCGACATCAGTCTAACAAACTCCGATGGAACGTTCAAATCTCTTGATACAATTCTTGCAGAGATGCGCCATAGCTTCTCAGGTATGACTGATGAACAAAAGGCATACTATGCAGCAGTCCTTGCAGGTACTGAAGGCCAGTCAGGTCTCTTGACGCTCTTGAATATGACTCAGGAGGAGTACGATGAGATCGCGGCATCTATGGATAATGCAGCCGGCGTGGCCGACGAGACTGCAGCAGTTATGCAGGATAACTTGCAAGCAAAGATCGAGCAGCTTTTTGGTGCACTTGAGTCGCTTGCAATTGTTATTGCTGACAATGTCATTCCTGCATTGACTGACATCGTCACAAAGATTACAGAAGTTATCGAGTGGTTTACGCAACTTGACTCCGGCACACAGCGGTCTATTTTGAAGTTTGTTGCATTTGTTGCAGTGATCGGGCCAGTGTTGTCGATCTTTGGTCGAATTATCTCCAGCATAGGTAGCTTGTTCACTGCAATTGGCAAGGTCCCAAGTGCGTTCACAAAAGCACAAGGTGGCATTACAAAGTTTGTCAATTCGTTGAAGAATATTCCTGAAGCATTCACCTTGGCAAAGGCGGGGCTAACTGGATTTGCTTCTCAGACGTCTGTCATCGGTACTGCACTCGCTGGTATCACGGCTCCGATTGCAGCTATCATTGCTGCAGTTGTTGCTCTCGGTGCAGCATTCGCAACTTTGTGGGCTACAAACGAAGACTTCCGTAACGGGATGATCGACACATGGAACCAGCTTGTGAATTCGTTTAACGAGTTCTGTCAGGGAATTGTTGATCGAATCAATGAGCTTGGCTTTGAGTTTGAGTCTATAACAGAAGTCATCGGTGCAATCTGGACTGGATTCTGTGAACTTCTTGCACCTGTTTTCCAGGGTGCTTGGGACATGATCGTCGGGATACTTGAAGGCATCATGGAGACAATCACTGGTCTTCTCGATGTGATTATCGGTGTCTTCACTGGCGACGCTGAGCAGATCTCACTTGGAGCCCAGGAGATTGTCAACGGAATTGGCACTGCAATCCAGAGTATCATTGACGGCATTGTGACTGCGATCATCGGATTCATTGACACTGCACTTGGCTTTATCGGTACTAACTTACAGACCGTGGTGACGAACATCATTACGTTCTTCCAGCAGTTGCCTATGAACATCGCAAACTTCTTGAGTCAGGCTATCTTGTCTGTTCAGAACTGGGTTTCGCAGATGGTATTGAATGCGCAGCAAGCTGGCCAACAGTTCGTGCAGAACGTGATCAACTTCATCCAGCAGTTGCCATATAACCTTGGCTACATTCTAGGCACAGTGATTGGTACGGTTGCTAGTTGGGTTATCCAGTTTGTTCATAATGCACAGCAAGCTGGCCAACAGTTCATTCAGAACGTGATCAACTTCATTCAGCAACTTCCTGGCAATATTGCCAATCTGCTGCAGACTGTGATTTCGAACGTCATTAGTTGGACGTCTCAGATGATTACGAATGCGCAGCAGGCAGGTTCTCAGTTTGTCATGAATGTGACTACATTCTTGTCTCAGCTTCCTGGCCAGGTTGCTTCATTTCTTGCCAGTGTGATCTCATCTGTTGCAGCTTGGGCTTCGAACATGATCAATGCAGCTGTTAACATGGCTTCACAGTTCGTCTCCAGTGTTGTCAATGGTTTAGCAAGTCTTCCTGGGCAGGTAGTGAACATCGGTTCTCAGGTTGTCCAAGGCATCTGGTCTGGTATCTCTGGCGCAGCAGGTTGGCTGTATAGTCAGGTTGCTGGATTCGTTGGAGGTATCGTCGATGGTGCCAAGGCAGCACTTGGAATTGCGTCACCGTCTAAGGTGATGCGTGACGAAGTTGGTCAACACGTTCCGACTGGTCTTGCAGAGGGCATCGACAAGAATGCATACAAGGTCAAGCTTTCAGCATTTGAGATGATCAATGGAATGCTAGTTGGCGTTCAAGGTCTGGCTAATTCTTCAGTTGGTCAGCTTGGCAAGCAGTTTGCAGACAAGTACGCAGATTCGATTAAGAAGAATGAGAAGAAGCCTCAGAAGGCAGCAATCAACCTTGTTGACAATATGACGAGGATGATGCAGAACTTCCAGCTTGCTCGTGTCACAGTCCTTGGTCAGGCAGTTGACAATGCGATGACTGAACAGGTCAAGGAGACTCAGAAGCATATCGAGGAGCTACAGAAGACTGAAGAACAGCGCCAAGCGAAGCAAGATGCTGAGCAACATATGAAGAAGATCGAGCGTCTTCAGCAGGAGCATGATGAGCTCTATGAGGAAGAAGCAAAGGCGCTTGCGAAACTTGACGCTCAAGATGAGGACTACTATGAGAAGCGCCTTGAGACGCAGGAGAAGTATGCTGGTAAACGTCAGGACATCATTGACAAGATTTCTAACAAAGAAGCCGATTGGGAAGAGAAGCGTACTGAGGAAGCAAAGCAGGCTGAGATTGAACTGTGGCAGCAGAAGCTTGAGGTGATGAAGAGCTTCAAGAAACAGTACGAAGATGCGCTTCAAGAGATCATTGACAAGCAGACAGAGATGGCCGATAAGATGAAGGAGTTCGGCGAACTCTTCAAGACGTTCAAGGATGATAATGGTAACGAGGTCTTCGAGCTTGGTGACCTTCAGAAGCAGATCGATACTATGGCACTTTACGGAGACACACTTGAGTCTCTGAAGAAGCGAGGCATTGATGAGTCTTTGATGAACGAGATTCTGTCAATGAACATTGAAGACGCCATCCAATACGGTCAGGAACTTCTTAAGATGTCTGATGCGCAATACGAGCAGTACATGGCACTCTGGGATCAGAAGCAGAAGATGGCTGAGGAGATCGCCAAGAAGTTCTATGCGAACGAGATGCTTCAACTTCACGCAGAGTTTCTTGACAAGATTCCAGAGGAGTTCGGAGAGCTTCGAGATGAAGTTGCAGAACAGGGCAAGCAGGTTGCGAAGGAGTTCATTGTCGGCATACTCTCGTCTGAGAATGATGTCACCGCGGTAGTTCAGCAGGTACTCGGTGCAGCATTTGAGTCGTTCAACCTTCAGAAGGCATTTGGTCATGATGCTCAGGATACTGGCAAGGAAGCGGGAGTCAAGACAGGCGAAGCAATTCCTGAAGGTATCAAGGAAGGGTTTGAGAACAAGCTTCCGGACGTTGTCAATCTAATATCAGAGCTCATGGGTAACGGTCTTCTCAGCCTTGGCGACAAAGCTGGTACTGCTGGTGAGGAAGTTGGTGCGACGCTCATTTCTGAGAAGTCGATCAAGGCTATGTTCGACAAGTTGACGAAGTACTCTGATGACATCCGGAAAGGTGGAGTTCAGTTCTTCGAGACGATTTCGCAAGCTATTGAGGAATGGGTTGTCGGGTTGTTCAAGAAGATCGACGAATACCTTTACATGCTTGAAGAGAAGTGGTATGATTTTCTTAATAAGGTTTCGGACTACAGTATTCAGTGGTGGCAGACAAAGACGTATCCATTATGGGTGCAGTGGTTCACTCAGTTCATGACACTCAATCAGACGAAGATGGCAGAGATGCACGACGTCTGGGCGAATGGCATGAGTCAACTTTACGATGCGATGACTCCGATTGGTCATGGCATTGCAGATGGTGTTCTTGCCGGATTCAATGTGGCATGGCCAGCAGTTGTCTCGAGAGTGATGAGTGCGGTGCAAGCACTTGCAGCAGCAGCGAAGGCTGCACTTCAGATTGGTTCTCCGTCAAAGGTGTTCAGGAATGAGATTGGTCGTTGGTTGCCTCCTGGCATCAGTGCTGGCTTCGAAGATGCAATGCCGCAGGCAATCAAGGATATGCAGAGGTCAATCGACGACGGTGTAAACAAGCTTGATGTGAGTGGCTTCACATTTGCAGACAATGGAGTTCTCGAGTCGGTTGACGCATTCAACACGAAGCTCAGCTACATGAAGAACATCACGTCAGACATCAAGGACATCGGTCTTCGTGATGTGTTCAATTCCAATATGGCAGCCAATTTAGAAGCTGTCAGAGACAAGAATGACTCTGGTTTTCAGAGTGATGATGGCGACAAGTCTGGCGGAGACACGTTCATCTTCTACAGCCCGAACCCGATCGACGAGGTAACGGCAGCGAAGGAGATGCGTCGTACAAAGCGAGACATGGCTTACGGATTTGACCTCTAGGAAGGAGGGTGCTCATCATGATAGAGGGAATCACACTTGTGAATGCAGTGACTAACGCCAGGTTGGAGCTCGACATGGTGAGCACACCAGCCTTTATCTTGAGTTCTTGCACTTGGGGACAGATAAAGGGAGATCATCACACTTATTCGTATGTCGGGCAGGTTGGTGAGACTCGAGCAAACACGACTCTTGGAACTCGTGATGTTGAGATCGAGGGCTACATCATTGCTCAGACGGATCAGTTGATGACTAATCGAAAGAAGATCCTCAATCAGTTTGTGAACCCGCAGCAAGAGCTCATCCTCTACTATCGCAACTACAAGATCTCGTTTTTTCCTGACAATTCTATCAAGTACGGGACGAAGATGAAGGAGAACAATGAGGTCATTGTCAAGTTTGCGATTGATGGCACGAGCTTCGATCCTCTGTTCAGAAATAGGAGCAAGTCTCGAGTCAATTCAGGTTACGAAGTCGGAATGTTCCACTTTCCACTTATCATTTCTAAGGCTCCAGATCCGCCAGGCGGTATTGTATTTGGTCGCAAAGTCTTCAATTATATGATGAATGTCTACAATGCCGGTGCAGTCAGCATCGGCTTCACTATTGAGTTCATCGCCAATTCGGAAGTCACAAACCCTAGCCTGGTCAATGTCAGGACTCAGGAGATATTGAAGATCAATAAGAAGATGGCGGCCGGTGAGAAGATTACGATTGACACTGTCATTGGCGAGAAGTCAGTCTGGGGCGAGCTCAATGGAGTTCGTTTCAATGGTTTCAAGTACAAGTCATTTGATTCGACTTGGCTACAACTCGCGGTTGGCGACAATGTCTTTCGATATGATGCAGATAGCGGGATCAATGACTTGACAGTGAACATCATCTACGACAACAGGTACTTGGAGGTGGAGGAATGTCGTTAGTCAACAAGGAAATGAACGTTCTTGTCTTTCAGGTTGACAACACGACGTTCGAGCAAGTAGGAGAAGTCAATAAGATCAAGTCGTTGATCTGGCAGACTCCATTCAATGACTATGGAGAGTTTCAACTTGTTGTTCCTCTGGATGATGAGAACAGAGACTTATTGAAAGAAGGTCGAGTCATTTGGACTGGAGAAGAAGTCGCAGCAATCGTCGAGTATATTCAGAATGACGTTGACGACGACGGGCTTCAGACAATGAAGGTCAAGGGGCATACGCTAGAGAAGCTTCTAGAAAATCGAGTCATAAACGGAACTTACTCAGTGACAAATGGCACGGTGTCTGGAGCAATCACAGCTCTGGTCTATCAGATGTTCGTTGCTCCTTCAGACAACCAGAAGAGGAAGCTTCCATGGCTTGAAGTTGAAGTCGAAGACACAGTTGTTCCAGATAAGCTATCGATGCAACAGACAGGCAAGTCAGTGTATGAGTACATCATGGAGCTGACAGAGACGTATGAGTTCGGTTTTCGAATCAAGTTCGATCCGATAAACCAGAAGTTAACGTTCAGAGTTCTCAAAGGTGTTGATCGGTCAATTGACCAAGATGAGAACGATACAGTCACTCTTAGTACAGACATGGAGGATGTTATTGACAGTACGTACACGTTGAACGCGTCGGAGTGGAAGAACGTTGCTTACGTGTATGGTGAGGGTTCAGGGTCTGCAAGAAAGACGATAATCTCAGGTGATAATGATCTTTCTGGGTTTGATCGTAAGGAACTTTATGTCGATGCAAGGAATGTTCAGTCTGAGATCTACAATGATGACGGAACAACAACGACTATCAGCGACACTGACTACTACAAGCAGTTGAGTGAAGTTGGTAATGAGAAGCTATCTGAGAATGCTAGAGAGGAGACGTTCGAAGCATCTGTTCGAGTGTTTGGCAATACTCAGTTTGAGTACGGCACAGACTACTTTGTCGGCGACAAAATCACAGTTGCAGATGAGAGGCTAGGCGTTCAGACTTCGACTTGGATCGTGTTGGCGGAGGAGACCAAAGACGAGGAGTACTCGTTGGACCTGACTGTTGGTTTCAAGTCACCGTCAATATACAAAGTTGTACGAAGACAAGTGAATTGGTAAGGATGTTGACATGGCAGAAGAATGTGGCTTCTTTAACGCGGAGATCGGAGAGTCTGGTGACTATGATCGAGTCTATCTTGCTCAGACGTTTGCGAAGTATTTTGCGAGCTTCATTGGTAATGGTGTTTTTGTAAAGTATGCTAACAAACTTCAAGTCATTTCAACTGATATTCCGTCAATGGCAGTCCAGGTTTCTAGTGGTCAGGGTTTTTGCAATGGCTATTGGTATGAGAACACAGACACGAAGCGGTTGACGGTTGAAGTTGCAGACGGTCTTCTTTCTCGCAAGGACATCGTCGTTCTTCGCTGGGGCGCTTCGGAGCGAGCAATGTGGGTTGACATCGTGAAGGGAGAGCCTTCAAGTGCACCTAAGAAGCCAGAGATCAAGAGGACTCAGGACTATTACGATTTGCAACTTGCAGTGATTGACATTCCGGCTGGTGCATTGGCAATCAACCAGGAGAACATCAACGACACGCGACCAGATTCTAGTGTCTGTGGTTGGGTCTCTGGAGTTGTCGATCAAATCGACACTACGAATTTATTTGCTCAGTTCCAGAATGCATTTGACATCTGGTTCGAGCAAATGAAGGGGCAGCTTAGCACTGATGCAGCTGGTAATCTTCAAACTCAGATTGACAACATCATGACTTTCCTGCCTGACGTTCCGAATGACGACTTCATTGCGTTCATCACAGCAAAGTAGAAAGGAGAATGCTAATGGCGGCAAGTGACTACAATGGCAAGGAGAAACCAAGTCTCAACAACATCAAGGAGCTTTTCAAGTATCTACATGGGGGGGGGTGCTCAAGCTCTGAGGAAGGCGCTCGGGCTTG